ACGACCAGATACTCTTAAATTTTCATTTTGATTACTTACTTTTTCAATAAGTCCAACAAATTTAAGTGTAGAAGGAGTAGCATTATAGTCATAATAAACTTTAATCTTATCATAAAGACTTATTATTCCAATATAATACTGGTCTGAATTATCTATTGTAAAATTAAAGTTTCCGATAGTTTCAGTAACTCCGTCTGTATATTCACCACTTACTATTCTATCTGTAATATCATAAGTAGTTCCTGTAGTTGAATCTTCGAGTAAAATAGTTGCGTTAGGACTTGATATAGGAGGCACCCAAATCCAGGTTGGAACCTTTTTTATGTTTTTTACAGATGGCATAGTTACTCCTAAATTAAATCATTACTACAAACATCACATCCATAGCAACAATTTTTTAAATATATGTCTGGATTGAATAATTTAAAATATGAAAAATTACAAGAATAATCTGCAAAAAACCATATACCTTGATTAGAAAGATATGATTTATTTGTAAATATATCTTGCCAAGTATTATTTAGTTTCCAAGAATTTATTGAACTTATATCCCAAATCATTGCTTCTTCATAAACAGTTCCAGTATCATAATCACTCTGTCCCTGAACGTATCCAAGTGGGTCTCTTTCATCGGTATTATACAAGACTCCTGTATTCCAGTTTCCATCATAATAATTAGATACTGATGTTTGTGTTGCACCTGTTCTACAAGCACCTCCATTACTTACATTTCCTATAGTTACCCAATTAGTTCCATTATAACATTGAGGATATGAACTTGAACCACAATTAAATTTAAGAGTATAAAACCTAAATTGTAAATTAGGTTGACTAAAACAACTATTATCTATAGTTAAATTTGTAAAATATAAAATTGCCCCTGATCCCGAATAATAAGTCCCCCCATATTTAACTTGCCATAGACTTGAATTTAAAGCATAAGAAGGTTTTGAATAATTTATGTATAAATAATTGGATTGGGGGGAATAACTTCCATTGTTTAATCCTCCGCATATAGTAGAAACATTTGCAGTCTCTTGATAACAAGAATAATCTGAATAAAAAATATTATTAACATTACCTTGAGTACTTGCACTTAAATTAACACAAGACATAGATTCATTTAAATAAATTGATAAATTAGCATTTCTACCACCATAATTAGTCATAGTAATATTAAAAATAGGAGTAAGACTTGTTTGTCCATAAGGAGTTACATTTTTACTATTAGAACTTTTTGGTATAAACTCTAAATAATTTACTCTATAAGGAAAAGAGTAATCCCAATCTGAATAAAATACAGTAATATTAATTGTTTCATTTTGAGTATAAGTAGAATTATGAACTTTAATTTCAATAGTGTCATTTCCTCCACGATAATCTAATCTAATATCATCTATTTGTAATGTTCCATTTTGAGTAGATTCAAATTTAATTGGAATATTGGCAAAATTAGTAGAATTGCCTAAAAACGAACTCATTAAATTAGTGTTTAAATAAACAGGATTTAGATTAGATGTATAATTAATTTGAATATCTGAAACTTGGATAATCCCAGCAGATAAACTTATAAAATATAAAGGCATATTACAATATCCATCAGAATCTTGAGTACAGGAAGAAAGATAAGTCATAATAGAAGTATTAAAATTAGAAGTTTTATTATTTGTTACATTAAAATTTCCTGTATAGTTCCATTCTTTTGTTCCATCAATAGTTCCAACTTCCAATGAAGAATTTAGTGGATAAAATGAGACATTCCAAATCATTGCTTCTTCATATATTGCTTGAGGAGTAACATAATATGGTTGTCCACTACATTCTTTTAATAATCCCCAACCAGAACTATTTAAACAATACCATTTAGTCCATCTTGGACTTGGAGTTCCAGAATAATGTGATTCTGCCATAAATGAAACTTTATTGGCATTATAATCCAAACAAGAAGATGGAATTGTTAGATTTTGAATTGAACATCCATCTTTAACCCGCCATAAACTTCCATTATTAATATTTAATGGTTTAGAATAATTTATATATACATTCCCTGTTACTACACCCATTCCCCCAGCCATTCCTAAAGTATCCCAATTTTCATCATAAGTTTTATCACAAGTATATCCATACCCAGTATTATCCCAAGTTCCAGAACAAGTATATGTTCCAGTATAATTAAAACTACAAAAAGTTGTGTCATAAGAAGAAGATTTATTAGAACTTTCTTGATAACAATAATCGTAATTTTTAAAACCACTAAGATTAATATTAGAATTGAGTATATTAGCATTTTTTGGAATTTTTAAATAAACAATGTTTGTTTCAGCTTGGTCAAAAGAAATATTTTTAATTGTAGAACTATCATTTAATGTATTTAGAATAATATTCCCAGAATAAATTAATCCAAGATTATTACTTAAAGTATTATTTATATAAAGTTTTACATTAGTTGGATAAGTTCCATTAGAAATATATCCAGAAATATTAATAGAAGCATTAACTATTTCATCATATTGATGTTGTTTTATATAAAAAACATAATCATATTTCCAATTCATTGCTTCTTCGTAAACATACTGCATTGAAGGACTACTAGTTGAATTTAACCAAGTTCCATATCTAGAACCTAAAGCATAAGAACTCCAGTTACCATCATATAAAAAGTAAGGATATTCATTTCCAGACTGACTAAAACAACAAGCACTAGTAACTGATGTAGAACCAATAGTATTCCAACTTCCATTATAACATTGTGGATAACTTTTAGAATAAGGGGCAGTTATATTGTTTTCCGAAACTATTCTTAAAATTAATTTATTTGAATTATAATTCCAACAAGAAGGAAGAATAGTAATTGGATATTCAGATAAATCTCCATGTTTTACAATCCATTCTGAATAGATATTATTAGCATTAACTGGTTTAGAATAATTTATATTAAAATAGGTTTGCATAAGAGTTTGAGATGCTCCATTATTTGAAACACTATAAGTTCCTGTATCTAAATCTCCACAACCTGATGAACTATTTGCTGATTCTTGATAACAATTACCAAAGGAAATATTTTTTATAGTAGAACTATCATTAAATTGATTATTTCTAAAATAAGTTATATTAAATAAAAAATTAGCAGAAGGAGTTCCACAAGAATAATTAATTCCATAACTTGGATGGTCAATATCTACACAAACAGTTCCAGAATAACCTGTTAAATTAGCAGTAATATTTACTTGACTTCCTAATTCCATAGTTAAAGAAGTTGTTGAAATATTTGGAGTTCCAGAAATAGAATACCACCAAGGATCTAAAGTAGAATTTGAAGTTTCAAAAGTCCATTTAATGTCTTGATTTGGATTATTCTTAAAACCAACTAATCTAAAGTTAATTGTAGAATATGCAGGAAATCTGAAATTATAAGCAGTTGTTTTTGATTTTTTAGTAGCATTTGTAAAATCTATACATCTCCATCCATTATATCCTAATTTAGTTTTATCTTTTAGAGTACATTGGCAGATTTTAGTTGTATTTTTGCAAGTTCCGTCTTTGTAAAATAAAACATAGTCTTTTACTTCTGGAATAAAATCTAATTTCGTTTGATTAGGATTATAAATATCTATATTATATTTTGTAGGATTTTTAACTTGAAATTCAGAGATACAAGGATTAGTTAAATTACCAGCACAAACAAGATTTCCAGTAATGTCTATAATTTGAAAACCTAATGAAGATAAAAATAAGAAAAGACTTGTTAATGTAACTATTCCTGTTCCAATTCCAATAATTACTTTTTTATTTACCATTAGCCAATTTGAACACCTTTTATTAAAGTTATGTTTACAGAGTGTTTAGCTAAATCATCTGGAGGACTTGTTGGTTCATCTTGAGATTCATATACAAAAATACAATCTTCTACAAAAACTTCAAAACTAGTTGCATCTCCACCTTCTGAAAAAGATAAAGTTATAGGACCCCCATTTGTTCCAGCACCTTCAATAAGACTAATTAAACTTGCTTTGTCTGTATTACTTACTACATATCCATCTATTCTAAATGAACGAGTTAATCTAAGTAAGTCTACTACTTTAGTATCTTTAGGTCCTGCTGATTGACTTTGTCTGCCTACTGCTGGAGTAATTGTAGTAAGTTTATTCTTAAATCCATCTTCGATTCTTCTTGCATAAATTGTTACATTTATACTATTTTTTGTTAAAGTAAGTTCTGATGGTGCCATTCTAATCGTTTACAAGACGTCTAAGATCCTCCACTAATCTATTGTTATTATTCTTTATTAATATTTCGAACTCATGTCTATCTGCTACATTTATGTTATAAATCGGTGAAAATACAATTTGTCCACTTCCACCAAGTTGATTATTAGGAACTATATTTCCACCACCACTTGGAACAAATAATTCAGGTCCTGCTTCACCTACGATATAAGGATTACCACCTAAAACAGAACCACCATGTTGTCTTTTTGTAACTCTACTAACTACCTCAGTTATACTTTGAATAATATTAATTGTTATAGTTCCAGAAGATTCTATCATGTTTCTCATCCATGCAGGAAATAAACTAAGTATGGTATTTATAATTCCTCTTCCAGTTGATAAAATACCATTTATTATATTCATTACAAAATCAAGACCCCATTGAAACATTTTACCTCCGAAATCTACAAATAAATTCCAAACCGTCTTTACTACATTTACAAAGACATTGATTATTCCAATTCCAACGGCTACTATAAAATTAGCAAGTGCTTGAAGTAAACCTACTATAAAATTTTTAAGTCCTTGCCAGATAAGAGATATTGCTTGTTTTGCTTTTTGTGTATCTCCTGTAAAAAGTGCATAAAAAAACTGAACTAATCCTTTTAATACATCAAACATTCCTCCAAACATTTGTTTAATTCCTTCCACCATATTAGAAATAACTTCTTTCATACCCATAAAATTAGTTTTCCAAGCATTATACATTCCAACCAAAATTACTAAAATAACAGCAATAATTGCTATAATTCCAGCTAATCCTACAGCACCAATTAAACCTCCAATGGCACCCATCATAGGTCCACTTATTGCCTGAGCAAGTCCACCTAATCCTAATTTAAGAATAGCAAACCACATAGCAACTCCAGAAAGAACTGTAGCAATTATAATAAACCAACCAATTGCTTTTTGTACAGGTTCAGGTAAGTTAAGAAATGCATCAATTAATCCATAAAATATTTCTAAAAATGGTTCTAAAGCAGAGAATACCATTAAACTAAGTGTTTCATTAAAAAGTTCTGTAATTCCAGTCATTTCTAAAGCATTTTTAACATATTGGCTAAATACTCTATTTATTGCCATTCCTAAAAACATTACTGATAAAAATTCAAATTGAAATGTCTTTAATCCTTTAGTAGTCTTTTTTGTAATAGTTTCTAATTTATTAGTCTCTGCATTTAACTTTTGAGTAGTCTGTGTCATAGTTCTGGCAGAATGATTAAATTGTTGTGTAACTTCTTGGACTTTTTGAAGTTTACCACTAGCTCGGTCTATCATTTCAGTTATAATTGTTATTGTTTCAACTGCCATTATTTCTTTTTACCAAACATTGCTTGTAGTCTTTCATTTTCCTTTTCTTCCATATAATCACAATAGTTACTTAATTCTCTAAGTGTAGGTATCGGAGTTTCAAGGAATTTTTCATATCCTCCACAAAGTGTCATTATTTGACATAGTCTTGCAAATTGGTCTTTCTCTTTAGGCGTTCTTTTGTTTGAGAGAAATCTGTTCTTTAACTTTTCTAGTTCGTTCATCTTCTGCAAAACCATTTACCTCCATTGCTTTTTCTAATATTTTATTGAATATATTTACTGGTAACTCACTTACTTCTTCGTCTGTTATATCTGATTCTGTTGGAAGTAAAGATAATCTTACTATATCCTTTGCTACTTTCATCTTTTGTTCTTCATTCATATTTTCATTCATAAAAAGACTTAAATGTTTTGCTTTAAGTGGATGAACTGTAAACTTTTCTCCTTCTATTTCAAATTCTAGTGGCTTTCCTAAAAATTTAGCTAATCTCGAACTCATTTTTGCACCTCCCTTTTAACTTCTATTCGTCTACCATCCAAAAGTTTTATTTCTTTTGTAGGTTTCTGTTCTTCCTGTTTAGGAACATTATCTAATTTACTTATAAGATAGTCTAATTTACTATTCATTTCATCTTGTATTTTTTTAAACATTTGGTATTCTAATGCTTGTTCTAGTATGAACTTGAGAGTCATGCCATAGTCACCAGAAAATTTAGCATTAGCTAGGTAAATAAATTCTGTCTTTGTTTCAGCTGGAACTCTACTTATTCCTAAAGATATTGAGTTAAGCCTTTGTTTTAATTCTTCAATTTTATCCATTTTCTATTCAGTATTCTATTCAATCGAATAAAATTTAAATTGTAGCCATACTTACTGTTCCATCTGTACTTTCTACAGTTATGTTACTAGTTCCTGTCTTATTTCTAGGTGCACATTTGAATGTATAAGTTGCTTTCAATATTCCATCTGTGAAACTAGGTTTGCAACTTGTCATATCACAATTTGCGAAATTATATCTAAGTGCATAATTTCCTGAAGTGATTGAATTTGTTGCACTTGTTGCTGTTCCATCTGTCCACATAATTGTTACAGTGAAAACAGTTCTTGTCAAACTAGAACTTACACTAAATGGTGCTACTGTATCTGTTCCTCCATGAAAGAACAAATCTAGTCCATCTTGGCTTGTTGCATCTTTGTCTCCAATAGCAATTGGATAACCTTCAAATGTAATTTCTGTGTCTTCTTCAGGACTTATTTTTCTAAGTCTGCCACCACTAAGTGTAGCAATATGATCTACTGGTTTATCACCTTGAGAGATGTCTATTGTTTCAGTTATTGCATTAATAGACATATCTGTAGTTCCATCGTTCAAATTGATTAAAGCTACTTCTGTCCATGAGTCTGGTGCTGTCATTTTAACCTCCTTGTAAATTTAATTGTCTTGAATGTCTTACGACATAAAAGTATTAATCTAATCCTTCCTCCAATTTTAGTTTCATCATTTCTAATTCTATTGATTTATCATTACTAACTATCTCTTCCCATTTGAAATCCTGAAAGTGAGGTATTAACAAGTCGGTATCTGCATAAACTGGTATCTTTAATTTATCACAATCAAAGTAAAACCATGTATCTGCATGTTGGCTAAATGTTTTGTATACTCTAAATTTAATCTTCTCTAAAACAGAACGAGATATTAAACTACATCCAAAACTTCCAAGAAAACATTTCATTAGTCTTTCTTTAGCCATTTCAGTCATTAATACAGGTCTTGAAGCAAATTGCATATCTACTAATTGCCATGTTTGACTAAGACATGGTCTTGGAATTGAAGTGATATAATACCATCCACTTATTACTTCTTTTTTATGAAATAATAATTTTTCAATTATATCAACGGGTGGAATTAAGTCTTGTTCTAAATTAAATAAATAGTCATAACCTTCATCTAAAACTTTTTGTCTAAGTAAATTTTGTGCATTAGTTAATCTAATCTTAGACCTTTCATCCCACTTAGACTTAATTACAGGAACTCCTAAACTTTTTATTTTATTAAAGTAATCATCGTCTTTTGAATTATCTACAATTAGTATATCATAGTTATCATAAGTTAGATTTTTTATTCTATCTATGAATCTTTCTAAGATATATTCTTTTCCTTCATAAGTAGGAACTCCCAATAAAATTCGTGGATTTGCCATTACAATAAACCTCCACAACGAGGGCAATGCAGTTTCTTAGTTGGATTGTAAACAACCTTTTTTTCATGTTTACACCAAGATTCTTCTCTTGGATTAAACTTTGGTATTTCTGTTTTTATTTCTACTTCTTGCCTCTTAGATTTTTCTTTTTTCATATTAGTAATTTTACCTCCTTTTCTTGCAGTAACTCCGACTTGCCATTTAGGTCTAGCAACGAGATAAGGATAAGTATCTATATTAATTTCTTCTATATCTTCAAAACCAGCATTTTTTACTTCATTTTTTAACATTTCAAGATTCCAGTAAGATAAATGTTTGCTATATGGATTTTCAGGCATATCTAATCCATCTATCATATTTTTTGGAGTTAAATCTTTTTCTGGCACTACTATTCCAATAGTTCCACCATTTTTTAGCACTCTAATCCATTCTTTAAGTCCTAGTCTAGCATTTTCCATAGTTAAATGTTCTATGCAGTGTCCACAATTTATTTCATCAACAGAATTATCTTCATAAGGTAATTCAAGAATGTCACAGACTAAGTCTACATTTGGCATTTCCCAAATGTCTATATTTGTAAATCCTTTAAGAGGATATTTTCCACTACCGAGATTAAGTAGAATAGTCATTATTTATCCTTAAATTTATTCCATTTAGATTCTTTCATCACTTCTCCTTTAATCTAGAATATACAGCATTTGCTATTTTCCAAAAGTCATCTTCTGTATATGTTTTTTTAGTTCTTGGATTTATCTTTCCTCTTAAACTTCCTACAATAGATTTATGGATTTCCTCTAATTTTGCTGGAATGTTCGCCACCTCCTATATTTTTAATTATCTTAATCATAACTATTTTTTTTCTATATTTTTCTTTAGTAGGTATTAATAATAAATTTCTATCTATTTCTTTAGAAAATATTTCTTCCGATAAAGAAACAAATCTTTTAAGTTCTCCTAAAGAAAATTCAATATAAAAATTAGGAGTATAAAAAGGAAAACCGCATTCCAATAACCTTTTACCCTTAAACTTTTTCTTGCTTTTTTCTTCTTGTATTTTCATTTTATCTTTTTCCTCTTGCATTATTTATTGCTTTTTTTATCATTGAGTTTAGTCTATTTGGTAATATTTCTCTAAATTTAATCATAGCAGGTTCAACAAAAGGACCCTTATATTGCCACCAAATAGGTGGTCTTGAAAAGACATATCCTTCTGGTGCTTTCATTCCTACTGTGCTTCCTGGATGTGCTCTATGTGCTTCAATTGTATCCATAGAAACCCAGTGTGAGTCAAACAATCCTTTTTCTATTCCCGCCAAATAAGCAGAATTAATATTAATAACTGATCCTCTATCTGTTTTCTTGAATTCAATACTTCTTAATCCAGCACCTGTTGAAAGTATACCAGTTCCATATCCTGCCATTGTATAATGAAATTTAATTAACTTTTGTAATTCCTTTGTTACTTTAGGTATTCCAATGTCTCTTACTTCTGTTTGCAACTCTTTTGGCAATTTGTTCAAAAATTTTTGAACTTCTTTCAGATTAGTTACTCTTACTTGCATCATTTTATAAATCCTTTAGATAATTTAATTGAATTTTTAATATTAAAATAATCTTTAATACGATTACATTCATTATGTCCTTTCATATCCAACAATTTTGATATTTTTTTAGAATATTCTTTAGAAGAAGTGATTTGAGAAACTTCCCATTCTTTATCTGATAATAATCTAAAAGAAAGACACATTTTTCCTCCTTTACATTTAAGATATTTTTCATTTATTGGTAATGTAATCCAATCATGAGCATGATAATCATCCTCACAAAGAGATTGAAAATCTGTTTTCTTTCTTGTTCTCATATCTAGAATACATAATTCTCTTATTGGAAGATTGGTGGGTAGCATTATAATATACCAATAAGATTTATATTTCTTACGTAATGCAATAATTTTTTCTTTTCTAAAAATTTTTAGAACATTAAAAAAATCAAGGTTCTCTCTAAATCTTCCATCTTTTCTATTTGAATATTTTTTATAGATTATTCCCATTTAAGTTTTTGTAAACCTCCAATTAAAACTAAATATACAACTTCTCAAATGAACTTTGAAACCACCACGCATTGCTTCATCGCTATTAGTAGAACTTAAATTTACAAAATCCATTCCTAATCCTTTTAAAGTAGGTCTATAAGTCTCAATAGAGTCTATAATCACTTGTCTAAATCTATCAGCAGATTCTGATTTAGTTGTATAAATGTCTATAGTAAAAGACCCTTCTACTTGTTTTTTAGTTAATGTAAAATCTGTCCATTTTAATTCTAATGGATCAACAATTAAGACAGGATAATCTGATTCCGAATCAATTTGTTTATCTGGAAAAGAAGTAGTATATATTTGAATAGTTTGAGTTGAAGAATCTGTTAATGTAACACTAGTAACTTGAGCCTTTACCCTATCATAAATTAATTTCCAAATATCAGTTTCGTAGGTACTTTTAGATATACTCATTTTTTATTGCACAGCAATTTATTTATAATCCACAGGATTACAGAATTAAAAAAGGATAGAAGTATATAAACTTTTATGTTTATTTATAATTTACACAACTTATTTGAATGTAGTAATTTCTTCTCTATTTCCTTTTTTAATGACTTGAACTAGTCTATTTGTATCTCTTTCTATTATCTCTTTTCCACCACTATATAAATAACGATTAAAAAGACATTCTTTTCCTAAACGATTATTAAAATCTATTTTACTAGAACAAGAGTTGCAATTCAATGGATGTTTTGATTCTTCAGTGTTTAATGTAAGTTTGCCACAAGATTGGCAGATAAAACTATTAAGACAATATTTACATTTTCTATCTATTAATTCTTCTACAATACTTTGACAACATAGACATTTTTTTACCATAACACAATCATTTCCTATGGAACTTTTTTTATTTAAGACATATAGACTATACTTAATTTTTTGATTTTTTATTTTATTATTTATCAGACTTATAAGTAATGTCTTCTCCTATCTGCCATAATCATAGGTGAGTCTCAACGGCATGACAACTAATCATTTATAAACCTATCGGTTAAGAGTATTACCCAGTTAGTTTATCCAGAGTTATAGTCTTTATCAGTGTGTTACTCATAGTCTGCCAGTAATTAATTATTCTTATCTGTGTCATGTTACTCGCTTTATTTTCAGGGTAAAGTACTAATTCCCCTAGGTTCAAGATAAATGTTTATGCGTCATAGTGTCACTTCTTTAAGTTCTCTAAACTATTTGCCCTACTGAACACCAAACCTCAGAACAGTTCAATTACTAAATAATTAATTAGAAACCTCCTAAGAGACACAGTGCTTAACTGTTCTGACTCTTTTTTAGTTGATAGTAATTTATATTCCATATTTTATTCTTGTAATCCTAAATAAATTAGAAGAATGTTATTTATAAATCTTTCCAAATTAAAAAAACGTTCCTGCTTGGAGTCGAACCAAGTCCTTCTGATTAACAGTCAGACATCAAACCACTTAGACTTCAGGAACATAAGTTGGTATCCAGAATTGGACTGGAACCCACTCATTACAAAAGAATTATGCTACCATTGAACACCATACTAGCAAGTAAGAAGATATTTACTCAATTATAATAGCTGGTCGTTATTTGGTATATCATAAAAAATGGACTGCTATTGGGATTACAAAGAAAGCCAGTCCAATATTTCTAAGAATTAGTCCTTAATAAACCTTTCTTTTTTAGATTTTTCTCAATTCTTTTTGTCTTTTTTCTATAAGAATCTATAATAAAATCCTCTAAGAATCTTGAACGATTGCCAGTAAGTGTATCTAACATTCCAATTGTATCAATTGAAATATAAATATTTATCCTACGACCAAATTTGACTTTTGTTTTACTCATATTACCTCTATACTATTTTACCATAGACTTCTATTACATATGTAGTTCCACCAACTGAACTTTTATTTACTTTAACTATTTCATAAGTTTTTGAATCATAAATTACTTTATTGCCATTAGAAAGTCCTGTTTGAGTTCCTTTAAAGAAAAATCTTTTATCGAATCCTAACATAATACCTTCTTTGTCTTTTACTTCTTCAGGACTTAAATCATTTACTACTGCTTTTACTCCTGTCTCGTCTGAATTTGTTTCAGTAGCATCTCCATAATCTGAATATGTTTTTGTAACACTTCTAACAGTTACTGTTTCAGAAAGTCCATCTATTTCCTTTGAAAAAATTGGTAAACATATTTTTGCCATAGTTAAATAAGATTATCATTATTTATAAAATCTTCTCTAGTAAAAATGTGTAATCCTTCATGTCCGAGTTTAATAGTAGGATCAACAAATATTTTATATCCTAATTCTCTTGCACGGAAGTCCATTGCATAATCCTCACTAATGTATTCTCCTTTATGAATCATAGGTAAGTTAGGACATATAATCTTCTCTCTAATTCGTTCTATAACCTCTCTTTTAACCATTTTAAAGCCGTTTCCAAGCCATTTTACCTCAAAGACATCATTTGGTATTATCCAGTCATATTTATCAGGAAATTTACCATCTCGTTCGTATATTTCTTGTAAATCAATTGGTCTAAAAACTGGCAAACAAGGAGATTTTTTATATACATAAAGTCCACCTACTATATCTTTATCTAAAGAAATTAGTCTATCTATAACATCTAAATAGTCTCCTAGATAATAAATATCTGTATCTATTGTAAAATAGTATTCACAATCTGTCTGTAAGAACTTATTAATCATAATTGACCTTGCATGTTCTGGACTAGCACCCACTACTTGATTAAAGAGAACAGTATGTTTAGAATGTAAAAATCCATTTTGATTGTCTTTGACTTTCGGATTTATCAAATTAAAAACAGGTAAAGCAACAAAAACTTTCATTAGAAAGTATTATCACTCAATTTAGAGTGAACTTCCTCCAAAGAGTTAATTTGACTGATAACATCTAAGTATCTTTGATAATAATGATTAAAAGAATCCATATCTTTTGTAACTCTAACAGAACCAAACGAAACATTAGGAGCACAACCGATATTTAATTTAGCATAACAATAAGCAGCAGTTAGAAAAATAGTAGCTAATTTTACTCTAGGGTCTGGAGTATCTTCTTCAACTACTGAATAAGCATAATCTATATAGTACCTATTTCCTGGACTTGGTGCAGAACTTAAAGTTATTTTACAATTTTCATCATCTATACTACTTACTGTTAATTGTGTTTCTACACCTGCACTTGTTACTTGATAAAATATTACATCTGAAGTGGTAACCGAACCATCATTATTTGAATCGGCTAAGTGATAACCATTCCAGTTTCTTACATAAAATTCTGTATTTGTACCGTTTATGTAATTATTCCTAGTCTGGTCTATATAACTAACAAATTCTCTATGAACTGTTACATTTATATCTTGGTTTACTTGAATCGTACTTTGTGCGATAAGATTAGTCATATCTGCACTAGAAACATCAGTTGTAGTTATATTTGTCATTACTCTTACATCATCACCAGAACAATAACCAGAAGTAGTTTGAACAAATCCTTCTCCATACTGAACTAAAATATATTGGTCATTAAAAAGAGGATTTAAAAAAGTAATAACAGAAGCAGAAGCATTATGGTCTACTGTAAAATCGGCAGTTGGAATTAAAACAAGTCCATTTACTACTACTAAAAAACTATCATCATCAGTTTCTAATGTATTTGCTAATGTTAGAGTTCTATTACTAGTACCATCTACTCCCGAACAATTCGTTCCTCTAAAATTTGCAGTTTGTAGTCCTATTTTATTTACCCCCTATTCACAATCAGTGTTACCATTAAATTTAATACAAGATTTTCCACAGCAATATTGCCTTGCATTTCCTGAATAAGTCGGAATTGGTTCTGGTTCTATAATCGGTTCTGTTTTAAGTAATTTATTTATATCTTCGGTTTTTAGTTTAGTCCAATCATTACAATCTTTATAACCAGTATTACTTGTTAAACTTGGATAACACCTCAATCCAGAACTTGAAAATCTTAAACATTCTATAACAATTCCTTTCTCTTGACAATAAAATGTATGGTCTGTAATAACATAACCAATAGAAGAAAGTATTACCAATAAAGAAACTACACTAATTCCAATCCAATTCTTGTTTTCCATAGTATTTATAGTTTAATCTATTTTATATATTTTTCTATATGATTATTAACCTACCAGTATTTTTAATCAGTTTTCCAGATATTTTTTCTATTCTATCCACTGTCAAATTTGCCTCATTTATTGTAAAAATTGAGTTATTTGAAATATATAAATTTGTGATTGAGTAAGACTTATTTACACAAGTAGACAGATTTTCTAAGATATTTATGTTATTAAAAGGTTCAATACAGTCAAAATTGATAGTATTGTTTCCTGGATAAATAGTTAAATTTATTTCAATAAGTCCTGAATCATTATTAAAACTCTCATTTCCAAAAGAATGATATTCTATAAGACTTTCATTATATGTATATATTCTATTAGGTAATGAATGATTAATATAAGTTGTTATAGTTACTGCATTTGTTAGATTATTTGAAATAATTCTACTTGTACTTGAACTTGAACTAAACCAGATTGGGCTATATTGTCTATTTATTCCTTCGGTTAAATTAAAATTATCTAAGACATAACAAAATTCATTAGGATTTAAAGTTATATTTACATTTCCTGTCATTAGTCCTGTTGAACCATTACATAAAGATGTTCCGTTGGTTAGGAGTGCTGAGGTGAGATTAAAAATTGGTACATTTTTATTATCTAAACCTTCAGTATTATTAATAAGAAAACTATCTCCAAAAACTTCTAAAAAACCCCCCGTATCACTTGTTTGTATAATATAATTATAACTATTTCCAGACGAGTTAAATTTATCTACCATTCCCCAAGATGCATTATTATAGCCATCTGAATAATCCATTATAAAGTTAAGAGGAATTATTGTACTACCATCAAGTTTATTACTTCCTCTTGCTTCTACACCTTTAATCTGATCCGTTCCTATTGTTGCTATTGATATTGGGTACAATTCTAATAAAGAAGGTATACTAGTTGTTTGATTAACCTCTATGTAATTATCATAGAAAGTATATTCTGTTATGAAAGTGTCGTCGGATATGTGGATTTTATTGTTATTTCCATTTCCTGAAGAAGTGTCTTTTGTGAAATTTCCTGAATATCTTATTTTATATGGATAAGTGTCTGAAAGAATTTCTGATGTTGTTGTAACTCCTGCAAAAACATTATTATAATCAGGTTCTGTTGCTCCTGTATCTTTGTATAAAGTTGAATTTCCTATCATAGAAACTGAAAGATTATAAATTTGAATAAAGTGATCTCCATCAACTCCGCCACCACCAAATCTCATGTCATATCTTCTAAATCCTAATCCTGCTCCATGTTCTTTGAAAGATAAATTATAAGAGGTATTTAAGATAAAAGAAACTGTTTTTATCTGTGAATCATTCAGGTTTGCAAAAGCGGATATATTTCTATAATATCCTGTTGAATCAGTATCATTTGCATAGAGAATATCTAATTGTTGGACTTTTGAAGTATCATTATAGACGATAGTTACATTAAAATCATAATCACTTTGATTGTTTGAATCAGCGTCCCAAATATTAGCATTATCAAAAACTAAATACATATATGAATTTGTTGTGTTTGGTTCTTCAAAATTAGATCCATTAATCCATCTTTCTTCTAGGGCAACATAAGCATGATAAACAGTTGCTGAATCAATATCTGCTTCTTTATCACCAAATTGTGTGAAAAATGTTTCATTAATTATAAGATCTTCATTATTGATTAATTTTCCAATTCCATAACCTACTTTATTGACAGATCTCCCTGAAAATAGATGTGTCCAAGTATTTTTATTAAGTATGTCTGATATTATTCCGCCTGAAGGTGAAGCTCCACCGTATGAAATCCATGCAAGATATTTTCCTCTCTCTACAAAAGTCAGTCCTGTATTATTCAAGTTTAATAAATGTGAAACTCCATCTTGATTAGGCATAGGTGCAGAGCTAACATTTTGAGAATCCCAAAATTTATAAGCATGAATAAGCCAACCTTCAGTCTGTCCTGCATATCCGACGCTGTGCCAAGAATCATCTATTGCACTCCAATTATTATTTAAGAAATAATTAAGCTTTTGAGATCCTGATCCACATTTTGCAGCATAGACTATTGAAAATAATCCATAAGGCAGAACTTCTGATGTGAAATTGCCTGATGTAGAATTATAAGTTCCAATTAATGTGTTTTGTCCGTCAGTAACTCTTGATCCTAATCCTATTTGTTGAAATCCACTAGCTTGAGTTGGAAGAATTAAGTATTGAAAATTATTCATAGTTCTGTTTAAATCAGAGCATATTTGTGCTTTGAATGTTGAATTTGAAGAATAATTATGAATCAAAGACCAGTATGCAGTTGAAGCTACAAGATAATTAGAATCGTAACCACCAAATAATCTATTAGTCATTTCTTCATTCCATTCTTTAGGAATTCCGTCAGGGTGAATAATCCATGTGTTATATTCTGTTTCTACATAAGCTGTGACATTATACATTCCATTAAGAGAAGAATTATCAAAAGTTGTTACGTTGAATTGATATGCGTCTTTAAATATTTTATTCCATGACATTAAAGCAGCAAGAGCTGCTGATTTTTGATTTGCTATCCAGTAATTAGTATCAGCGTCCCATAATGCAATAAAATTAGATCCTGATGTATTCATAACTCTTAAAGCATATTGTTTCATATCAAGTTGATAGTCGGCTCCACGAGGATAATTCTGTGTTGCAGGAGTTGAAATACTTGCATTATAAATATAAATTGTATTGCGTGTATCATAATTTAAATTTCCAGTCCATCGAGTAGTTATTCTCTCATCAGTAGTTCCATGATTTGTCATTTTAGTAATTGTATGATTGAATGTTCCGCAAGTAGTTTTTATCTGTGAATTATTAGCGTCAGCAAACAGAATAACATCATAATAAGTTGTTCCATCAAGTTTTAGAGCTTGAAGTTTTGCAGGTGTAACTCCGCCATGAGAATCATTATAAGTAACACAAACACTCAAATCCATATCTAAAAGAGAATTATTATCAAGATCAAAATAATTATTTCCTTGCTGTCCTTGAATTACAAAATGAGAAGATATTGTTGATGAATTACCTGCAATCCAACCTACACCTGATGAAGTTTGATTTACCCATCTTTCAGGATTAGCATAATAAACATGATTTGAACTTGAATTAGTCCATGTTGAATCTATATCTCCTGCTATTGTTAAATTTGGAATTGATGAATTTGCTTCCTGATAAAAATTAGCATAATCAGCGAGAATAAAAGCATTAATAACAAAACCTTCATTCCATGAATAAGGATAACTGTCGTTAAGATCATAAACATCAGCGAGGTATTTTCCCATCGATAGAGCATATCTTTTAATTGTTAAATTATTATAATAGGGATCAGGATAACCTAGTTCTGTTGTAAGATTGTGATTGTATCTCCACATCAAACCCCAAGCTATATTATTGCTCATATCATAAGTTTGCCTTAAAGTATTGTTAGATCCAACTCCACCAAACCAATTTTGAGAAGAATTAAATTGTGTTGCATTTAATATTTTTGGAACTACAGAATCAAAAGTTTTAATAGCGTCGATAGCTGTTCCTGCACTAACCATTGCTAAACTAAGCAACATAATTCCCATTATAACAAGCATAAAATATAATTTATTCATAATACCCTCCTAAAAGCGAACTAGAAACAATACAACCATTTGTAGGAATATTACCACATTCAACAACACTAACAAATCCAAGACTAATAAGCAATGATAGGAAAAAGATAAATAATATTAATATTTGTTTTTTTAAGTATTTCATATTTCATTCTATAATAACAGCACCAGTTGAATTTTCATAAATAAAGTGATTACAAAGAGAATCTAAACAAATAGTTCCATTATTTACCATAGTAATATTACTTGTTACATTTAGATAAGAAACTGTTATATTTCCATGAACAGTAGTACAAGTAACTGAATCATCTAATTGAGTTAAATATGTTCCATCTGGACAACTAACTGGATAATTAGTAAGATTAGTCCAATCCATATTTCCTTTTAAATAATCAGTAGTAATATTATATCCTATTGCATTTATGTTTTCATCTTTATGATAAGAATAAGGGTCTACCTCTTCTCCACTTGGAGTTCCAAATCCTTTAGATATTGCAATCCAATCAATATAATATTTATTTCCAGTATTCCCTTTTGTAGCTTTGTATATTCTCATTTGTGCTACTCCACCACTTACATGGTCTGAACTATCAAAAACTGGCTGAGTAATTGTAGCAAAATTTAAACTTTGAGCTACTGGCGGATAATCTTCCCAAGCACCTGTATTATAATTCCACATTTGAATAATTGGATAAGCACCAGATAATCCACTTGCTGTTTTATATCTCATTACCCCTTGATTAAAACTATCTATTCCAGTAAAGTTAATTCTTAAATCTAATCCAGGTGTTGCAGAAACTTCTGAAAAATTAAATGTATTTCCATCATATTTTCCATCTTGATGTTGAGTATCTGATAATGTTCCTCCGTCTATTGTTCCAACTATAGCTAAACTTTGAGTTGCATTGTAATAAATTGTTGCTAATTTAGTATCATTAAAATAAATCTTAGTTGAATCATTAAACAGATAACCATTTGTTGTATCTGGAATTAGCCAAGTTGTTATAAAACCAAAAGAGTTAATGAATGTAGTAAGCCAAGATTCTAAAATATTCAAAATTCCACCATTATTCTCTATTTGAGTAGAATTAATTGTATTCATATTATCCCAATAATTACTTTTATTAACATTCAAATTTCCTTCGTTTGATACATTAATTTTTCTTGTTTCTAAATCTGTCCAGTTATTTTGTATATTTGTATTTACTTGAGTAATATTGTTGTTTATATCTGTTCTTAAAGAACTAGCATTACCAGTAATTGCATTATTTGTATTGGTCTCGATTTCAGTTCTATTTCCACTAATCATACCAGAAGAAACAGAAATAGATTGAGTATAATTATTATTTATGTCAGTTCTTAAAGAAGAAGCATTACCAGAAATAACAGAATTAGTGTTTGATTCTGACTCGGTTCTATTGCCTGAAATCATTGAAACAATATTTGCTTTAGTAAACATATCAGCAATTTTCAAGAAAATAGTATCTACCCAGTTATAAGTAGATAAATTATTTGCATTAATTTTATTATCTAAAGTTAGATTTACATTATTTATTTTAGTATCAAGAGTTGTATTTATAGAATTAAGTGAACTATTAACAGAAGTAATACGAGAATTTGCAGTATCTATATTAGTTTGCAAAGTAGAATTTACATTATTAATCTTTGTATTTAATGTAGAATTAACTGTATCTATCTTAGAATTAAGAGTAGAATTACTTGAAATAAAAGAGTTATAAAAAGCCGTAAAATTGATTGAATTAATAAAAGGAACATTGGTAATGTTAAAAATATTTTTAAAATTAGCATTTCCTTGAGGAATAAATTCTATTGCAGTGACTAAAGACACAAATAAAAAGACACTTACTATAATCATACCTATTTTTAATTTATCCATTATTTCCTCCTGCAGAACATACATTCTGCATTTGTTCCATCATCTGAGTAAAATCTAACTTGTTCAGCATGAATACTTAATGTACTTAATCTATTTAAAACTTCTTGAATTGTTCCTCTAATCTTTTCCATTACACTACTACCTTCTGGCATATATCCTATAAATTCTTCATATTGTTCTACCATTAACTTGTTATATTAAAATATATCCTCCCTTTAAATTGACTAGTTGGATAATTTAAGTCTGCCCTGCACCATACTTGAAAACTACTTTCTCCAAGCAAATTTGAATAAATAGTCTGATAATTAGTAGTAAGATTAATCCAAGAACCGCTTGTTTGATTATTACATTCAATTCCCCAACCAGATTGAGTTTGATTAAGTTTAATTCCAATAGTTGCAGTACCGAATCCAGTATTTGAAATATTGAATATTCCTTTAGTGTTTGTTTGATTTACTGCCCAGACGTCTTGACTATTCATTCTACTTGGTCTAAATTCTACAGCACTTATATTACTACCTAGTGATACATTTAATTCACCACTTCCTAAGTAAAATATATTATAAGAATCCATAATGCCTACATCTACATTACTATGAAGATTATAAATTGTTCCAGTTACTAAATTGGTAATAGAACTATAAGGATAGTTCCCACTTAAATTAACACTCGCATTTATCGAATTTGTCCCAGTATTTATCAAAATTATATTATATTTATTTCCATCTTTACAAGTTACTGTTTTTATTGTTGAATCATCACTTGAAGATTGATATACTGTTGACGACGAGGGACAGTAAGTTGCGAAGTTTTTGGTGACGTTGTAAGTTGGTGCTATATAATTATCTAATTCTATAAACATAGGATAGTTATAAGGATATTCTGGAAATAATGCTGAACAAGTAGTATAACTTTCCCATTTTGTAAATTCGAAAAAGGAAGAAGTTATATTGTTAGGATAATTGTTTAATATAGATAAATAAGCATAAGCTATTTCTGTTTCATATAAATTACTTGCTAAACTATAACCATTTACAATATTCCATTCTCCTAAAACAATTCTTGAACAATTAGCCCCATATAAAGTACAATTCCCTAATAAAACACTAACATCAGAGATTAATTGATTTGAAGATATATAAGAAGTTCCTGTATATGGATGAATATCAACAAAGTCTATTTTTGTTGTCATATTACTTAAAAAGGTATTTGTTATTACAGGATAAGAATGATAAAATCCAGCTCCTCCTATTGCAATATTTGGATGTCTTGCTTTAAGATAATCATAAGTTGTATTATATATCTTTACATATTCTATTCCTTTTGTTATATCATCTGTTGTTAGATTATTTAACCATTTATTTCCATAGGGTTCATTCATTATCTCAACATCTATTCTATTTTCTGGTATTACTGTTGTTAGATTATTTAACACATAATTTACTATTTCTGCCCATTTTGTGTCATTATTTGATGTACAAGTTCCCCAACCTGTTGAATTACAATATCCAGTAGTTCTATTTTGTAACCAGTCTGGCATTACATCTGCCCCTCTAAAAGTAATCATTAATCTTCCATTTTGATTATTAACTCGTTGTGCTTCATCCATTAAATATTTTATAACTGTCTGATTATAATCTCCTTCAGATAATGAAATCTTGTGCATAAAAGCCCAAACTCTTACATAATTCATTTTTGCATTAGTAAACAAATTTAAATTCTTATTAAAATCAATAGGAGTATCTCTCGTTCCATCACAATCTGCATCTAAAATAGAATAATCAGAATTTGATAAAACTAAATATTCATCATTTATTCCATAAAAGTTATTATTAATATTTCCTATTGAAGTAGTAAAATTAATTATAACATTTTTATTAGGAATTGTTTGAGTAATTGTTCTTTGTGATGTGCAATTCTCACTTCCACTTAAATTAGAAGAACATAAATAATAATTCCAGCTTTTTATTGGATTAGTCGTATTAATTAATGAAGTTGAATAATTAAAAGTTTGATTAGTTGTAAAAGTCCAGTTTTGTGAATTATATTTAGTTAGAGAACTCTTATATAACTGAGAAACTTCTAATGAAGATAAACTTTTATTAAAAATCATTAAATTGTCTATTGTTCCATTGAAAAAATATGTTGCATCTGAAAATGCACCAACTGTAACTTGACTATTTGTATAATTATAAAGAGATGTTAAATTTACATTAGTCATAAGAACACCATTTAAATACGAAGTATAATTAGTTCCACTAGAAAAACTAATAATAAAATTATACCAAGAACCATAATTATAGTTAGAAGTCCCAAAATTAAGTACCGAAGTTTGTGTACCTCCACTAGAATTTTGATATTGAATTATTCCTGTTCCAGCAGAATTAAGATAAAAATTAATCCCATGTGCAGTATTTCCAAAACTTATAAATGCCTGTGAAGAACCTTTATTATTTGCATTAAACCATAAAGAAATTGTTTTATCTGTATTATTTGTAAAATAAAAATTAGTTCCTGTATTTCTTATATAACTTCTATTTCCACTAAAATTAAAAGCACCATTATATTTCCCATTAGGTGTCCAACTAATATTTGAACCTCCATAAACAGTCCCATTATTCCCATAAATACTTAAATCTTTAACATGAGTTGAGTTTTCACCTAAAGCACTTCTATTATCAAAATTATAAAATAAAACTAAAGAAGAATCAAACAATGAATAATTAGTTCCATCCCAATTAAATTTAATTTGGCTTATTCCTTCAGTAGATGAAACATTACATTGAATAATCTGGCTTGAATTAGAAGTAGTTATATCACCAGGAAAACATTCATTTTGTGTAGTCCATCCAATCCAAATTGGGTCAAAAAGTCTTACATTAAAAATCTCATTATCTGAATTAATTTTATACTTAACTTTTAATTCTCCACCAGAAGTTAATTTAGCAAGATTAGAATAATAATAACCATCTTGAAAAGTAACCTTCATATTTTTACCAAAAGATTGAGGAGATTTTGGATTTTTAATAGTAGAACCTGAATAATCTAATTTATTTACTTTATATTCATAAATTAATCCTTTTCCATTAATTATTTCAATAGTATGTTTTATTGGAAAGTTCTCTTTTTTGTCATTATTTCCTTGAAAATAATATGTATCTTTAACAATCATTCCATTTAAATAATTTGCAGTTCTATAAATAAATACATCTTTATCTTTAATTTCAGTGGTTACAAATATATTATCAGAAGAAACTGTTAATTTTTTAGTTCCATTATAAATAGAATTATATTCTACTCCAGAAGTTTCAAAAAGTCCAGTTTGATTTACATAAAAAGTAGTAGAAGTCTTCGATACATTTATTTTTAATTCATTTTGATTAAAAACAATATATGCAGATGTAGATAAAACAACCAATAATAGAAATCCTATTAAATATTTATTTGCCACAGAGTCACCTCTGACGGCAGACCACCGCAACGGCATCAGTACCATTATCTGTATAGTAAGGAACATTTAATGCAGACATACTTTCAGAAGATAATGCGTTTAATACTTCTTGGATAGTTCCACTTATTCTAATCCAATTTGTCTGTCCAACACTCGAAGCACTTGCTGTTTTTACAACTGTCATTATGTCAATCCTGCATATTTCCAGCCAGAAATCAATCTGACATATATGCGATTATTTGTAGCATCAATATAAATTTCACCAATTTCAGTATCACAAAGAGCAGGTAAACTTAATACCACTTTTGCTTTTGCCGCTTTATGATAATTTTGTGCACCCATTATTTCTTTTTAGTTGTTTTCTTTTCAACTTTCTTAACCTCTTTTTTAACTTCAACTTTATTTGGTTCTACTTTTTTAGGTTCAACTACTTTTTCCCCCGAAGATTTAGGTTCTACTTTTTCCTCTAATTTTTCTTTCTTAGGTTTAATTTCAAAATCTTTTATATTTTCTCTAGTAACTTGTTTTCCATCTATTAAAATACCAGGCAATATTCCTTCATGTCCTTTTTGTAGAATTGGGTCTTTTTCAATTAATCTTTGTTTTATTTTTTCTTGGTCTTCTTTAGACAAATTAGAAACAGATAATTTTTTACCATTTAAACTCATTCTAGTAGGAGGATTAGGCTTATTTGCAAAAAATTTATTAACTTCGTCTTGTATCATAGTATTTATAATATATAAGAATATATAAATCTTTCTGATTTATTATCTTACACAATTAATAAAAAAAATAAATTAAATCAATTACTTATCTTCTTTTGCTTCAAGGAAATCTTCTATTGCTTCTGAAATTGAAAGATTCATCCCCCAAATTGCAGGAGCATCTTTTTCAATAGTATCTTTTAGAAATTTATAATCTACTTCTTCAAGTTCAAGAACTTTAGATTTATCTGCTTTGTCAAATGCTTTACTTAGTCTATTCATTGTTCTAAAATGGTCAAGTCCTCTTAACATTTCTTTGGGATCTTTATTAGCAATTAGTACATTCAAAGCATCTAAAAGAGTTTCATCTTTATCTTCAGAACCAACAATTTTACCATTTTCATAAATCGGACTTTTTGATTTCCATGACTTTATTTTTATTTTTCTCAAATTAATATTACCTCCTTACATCTATTCAATATAACTAATTATACACAACTTATAAATCTTTCGTTAAGAAAAAAAAATAAAGAAAAAGAAAAAAAATAAAAAATTTTGTTTTTGGTTTTCAACTTAACTAAGGGGCATATATCCTAACATATCTGATATTGCCATAGTTATCTACTAACAAAGGTACCATCTCGCTTAAATCTGTTCCAGTTCCACCAACTACTCCTAAGTCATGTGAACCATCACAAGCAAATAAAGCCGTTATACCTGAGTTGCACGAATTGATACTGAAAGGGCATACTCTTGCACCGTGCTTTCCTGAGCCTACGTTGCCAAGATAACATTCCATTCTCATACCAAAGATTACTTTAGCTCCAGTTATTGTTAAGGTATTATCTCCCATATACACTCCATTATCCTGAGCACATATCATTTGTCCACTTGTTTGTGTAAATCCTGTTGAAAAATTCACCCAAGAACCTATTCCATAAACATGGTTTGCCTGTGCACCAGTAATTGTTGTATCAAAGTAAGCTGCTATACCATATTGATTATTTGCTGCTGCTTCAGTAACTGCTACTCTAATTCCTGAGTAATTGTCTCCTACAGTCAAAGCTGTGTTTGTAATGCTTACATTAGTTCCAGCTGCTTTGCTTGATACTATTGGATAAGCTGTTGTGTAACTTGCTTCTGCAGTTGACAAAGGTATATAGAATGCTGTTCTAACTCCTGCTGTCTGATTGACTGCAATCTGCAATGTATTACCAAAGAACAACTTTCCAGTTCCTATTGTAGGTGTGGTTGTTGCTGCATTATGTCCAACTTCAAACAAGATATTGCTTCCTGTTCCTGCTGGTGCTGCATTTATTCCTTCACTGAAACACAAATAAGGCACGTTTGCAAAATTACCTCCACTAAGTGGCAATGACTGTATATGTACAATGCTGTTTGGGCACTGTGCTGAACTTGATGAAATCTGTGCATTTACTGCACAAGTTAAACCAGTTTCAGTATATACTGTAGATAATTCTATTCCTCCCCAAAGTGCTGTTTTAGACACTTTTGATCCTGTTCCAGTTACTATTACTTTACCCCTAACTGCTACAAGATTTCCTGTAGAAGATGCACTTGCATTAATTAATGAATATAATCCATTAATACTTGCTGTTGGTGCATCTAATGTAACATTTATTGATCCTCCTGCTGTTATGGCTGTAGTCAATATTCCACCGCTTTGTTGAACAATCGTTATTCCTGTTGCGATAGTTTTACCACTTGCTGGAGTGATATTCAATGCACTTCCCGAGCAACTACTATCTATCTTGATACCATCTGTGGCATTTCCTGAAATATATAATGCCTGAGTTGAAGCTCCTGTAATATTCATTACAGTTCCAAATGTAGTAGCATCAAATAAAATACCATTTGTATAAGTTCCTAAACCACTTAATGACATACCAGTTCCTAAAGTTTTTGTTGATGCTGTAGTTATTGAAATACCTTCAGTTTTGCTATTTGCAAAAGTCAAAAGCATTCCAGTTGTTGCATCTGTAACTGATAAACCTGTAGTTGTTGCTCCAGGAATACTTAAACCAGTTGTACAAAGTCCAATACTTATACCAGTTGTTGATACACTATCTGCTATAAAAATTCCACTTTGGAAATCCTTATTAGTTGCAGATTTATCAGTGATATACAAACCATAGAATCCTCCAGTATCAGTAACACCAGTTGCTGTATTTGAGTTAATTGTAACTCCTGCTACTACTGCTCCTGCATCAATTGTTGTTGTTCCTGTTAAACCTACATTAGCTAAAACACATTGTGAATAAGTGTAATTTTTGAAGTTTGTAGTTCCTTGAGTTTCTAACTGTGCCCATAAAGCTGAATGTTGCCATGAAAACAAATTTGCACCATATATTTTAAGTTGCACTTCTGCTCCACAGACACCATAGCCCCAACCAGGCGTTGTTCCTATAGTACTTCCTGAATCAACTCTTGTTCTAATCCAAGCACTTCTTAATTCATCTGATGCTGTTGCTTCTGGAGAACTAACTACACTGAACAAACCAAACAAATAGTTATTTGCTGGCTCTGCTTCAAATGTACTTGTAGAGATTTTCAAACCAGTAGTTTTAGTACCAATTCTAATTGCTCTTCCAGTTAATCCTGTTCCTTGAATATCTATTGCAGCAGTACTGCATTTTACATCTGCCATATCTAAGGCAATTGCACTTGTAGACGCTCCCATATCAATTCCTCCAGTAACTCCTAAAGTTCCAGCTGAAACATCTGAGAATACTATATCATCTTGTACATAGCAATCTCCTCTAATTTTGGCATCCTGACAAGTTAATGTCCCTGAATGCCATCCGAAACGTTTATTTCCCATTTTATTTTTTACCTCCTTTCATTATTTTAAGTTTGATTTTCATTGTATTTTTTGGTAGAATTATTTAGCCTTTATTACAAAACACAGATTAAGGTATGGCTAATACCACCAATTCTACCATTGGTTTGTTTTGTTTCTATTCTTCATTAAAAAAAATTGAAGATAAAAAAAAATAAAATATTTTTATGCGTCTGAGACATCAATACTGACAACAGCATCAGAATGTACAGCTACTATGCTATATGCACAGTAAAGTCCAATTCTAATTTGATCTTGACTTTGGTATTCAAAAACCTCTATTGAAGGTGATTGACCCCAAACTAGAGCAATAGATTTCTTTGCTTTTGTTAAGATACATCTTGTACATGCAGGTGTAGCAGCTGTATTATCTGGAGCTGTTCCACTTGCAGCAGTTTGTTCTACGTTACTTGTTACAACAATTCTGATACCTAAGTATTGTCCGATTTCACCATTTTGAACAACAGTGTTATCACCATATTCAGCAGCGTTTACGAACTGACTGTCCTTTCTAAGAGCTTCCTCTTGTGCAGGACCAATAAACAATACGAACGGATCATCTGGTGTATTTTGCCAACAATTCTTCTCTTTAGTTGAATCGTAAGTAAATGTACCATATTGACCTGAACCACTTGCTCTGTACCAGTTCTGTTTAGCTTTTAAGTATCTTGCAGCAGTAGCAATAAGATCAGTAGTCAATGTATCACCTGCAGCTAAAGTAGCAGCAGAAGTTGCATCTCCTCCATATAATCCTATTTTACCCGCAGTTCCAGATGCAGCTAATGTAGTTTTATCATTACTTCCGAAAGCAAGACCTATTTCTACATCAATTCTGTCTCCGATAGCATACGATAATTCATCTTTAGCCCATTGAGCAAGATTTAATGCATTAGAACGTATATCATAACGTCTAATTGCATAACCCATTTGAACAGGTAAAGGTGTAGCTAAAACATTAGCACTATTGTCTAAAGTAGTCCAAGATATATCAGCTATTGTATTTGCATAAGGACCTGTACCTGCACCAACACCTGAAGCTGCACCAGCTTGTTCTCCTGCAGTGTTCCATGTAGCACCAGCATATCCTTCATACAATGTTCTTCTAGGAATTTCTATAGCCCTTGTTCCAGGCTCTAGAGTATATGTTCCTACAAAATTTGCAAAGAAAAATTGCTTTTTTGCAGCATCCATAACTTCCTGTAAGAATTTAACAGGCTGATTACCATATATTGTACCTAAACTTGTACCTCTGACATCATTTGTTTCAGTTTCTCCACTCAATTCTTGTATAGATTCTTTCATTTTATCCATAGTTATTTACGAGAATACTTGCCATTTCTCTAACTCCATCAGAGTGTGTCTGAGAGTTTAAAGTTGCTCTTATGTCATTAGCATTTGCTCTTGTAGTTTTTGAAACTGGTTTATTTAATTTAGAATTAAGTTCCTGAACTTGTTTTCTCATTGCTTCAAGTTCTTCTTTTAATCCTAAATCTTGTTTAGCCATTTCCTGAACTTTTGGAGTTTTGCTTGAAATAACAGTTTGCACTTTTTCAAGAATTGCATTTAACTCTTCAATTGAAAGTTCTTCAAAAGAAAGTTCTTTCTTCTCGTTCTGAGTTGCTGAAACTATCTCAACTTGATTAGTTTCACTCATTTCTTCTTTACCTCCTTTCAGTTTATCCTCTTGGGAATCTGATTTTTCTTCTTTCATTTTTTTCTTCATTTTCTTTTTCATGTATTCCATTTCGTCATCTGTTAATTCTTCTTCTTTGAATATTTTTTCTGAAACACGATTATATTCTTTTACTTCTTCACTTAATTCTTCTTTTACTAATTCTTTTTCTGTTTGAATTAATGTTTCTGACTTTAATGGAGTTTTATTAAGATTAATGTAAGCTGGGTCTATTGCCTGTTTTGAAACAACAGACCAATTATCAAATGTAAAATTACTAAATTTATTTCCATTCTCTTCACCTATTACTCTAGGAGATACACCAAGAGGTGCTCTAGCCATTTCAGTTTTAATAATAGTATTAGTATCCCAGAGTTCTAAATCACCCATGATTTGTCCATCAGAGAATCTTTGATTAATTATTCTTCCAATCCAACTACCTGCTGCATTATTTGGATTCTCTGGATGGTCTAAAAATAAATTACTTGCCTTTTTCCAATCTGTTTTTTCAAAGGCATTTTTTATATCATTAGCAGAATATTCAAATCCATTCCAGATTCCTGGACTCATAAGAACTATATCTTTTCTAATAGTAGGTAATTCAATATTAAGTTTTTGATTTATCATATAACTAAATAAGAAATTAAAGATATAAATCTTTCTATTTGTTTATAACTTGTGTAAGTTATTATATTAAACAATAGTTGGCTTAGAAAAAGATAAATTTGCTTCTGTTTTAGGATTTTCAGTAATTTCTTTATTCAAATTACTTATATAATTTTGATATTCTATATTCGAGAAATGAATAGAGTCTAATTCATTAATTGGTTGAAAATGAACTAAATTTCTTTTTTCAAATTCTTTTATAATTTTATAATGTAAGATAATTAGTTCGTTTATTAAATAATTCAATTCAGCACCAGTTAATGTTTTTTGAAAATAAATATGAGTTAAGTCATGATATTTATTAAGAAGTGTATCTTCCATATTTTCTACTTCTGCATTTATATCAAAATCTTTTGGATAAATCCAATCAGGTTCACTTGGAAATTTATCAGTAGGAGATTCTGTTACTTCTGGATTAATTGGATATTCAAATTCAGATTGTAAACTTTTTGTTTCTTCTGGCATTTTCAATCACCTCTTTTATTTCACTTGGAATTTTTAATTCTTGTTTTGGTTCAACGGATTTAGTTTCCGTAAGTTTAGGCATTGGTTTTAATTCTATTCCTTCTTGTTTTGCAATTAATTCTCTAACTTCACTTGATTGTATAACTCCTAATTCTACCCATTTTAATAATCTCTCAGACTTTTCATCCCAATCTTCTGTTCCTATTTTATTCCAAATAATTTTTGGAACTCTTTTATAACCTCTTAACTTAGCAAGAGGTGTAAAAACATATTTATATAAATTTGATGTAAGTTTTATTACAATATCATTAAGTGTATATTCAAGTAATCTTTGCTGCGAATTCAATGTTGATCTGTTCGTAGCCTCTCCTCCAGAAGTAGCAAATGCTAAAGGCATACCGAACGCACTTGATTGATTTTCTCTTAGATGTTTAAGAGTTTGGTCTACTATATCAGATTGTCTTACTTCAATTGGTTCAATTCTATGATAAAAAGGCAAAGCAAAGTATCTATCATGTCTAAACTTTTTCATAATCTCTAAAGCTGATTCAAGTCTTTGTGGAGTAGCAGGAGTTTTCTCATTTCCTACATAATCTACTAATGGATAAGTTCCTCTTGCATATATTGAATTAGTCTGTGCTTCTTCTATATTTAATTTTCTTACTATTGATTTATATGCAGGTTCAACTAATCCATATGAATCAAATCCGTTTGCACCAACATACAACTTAAAAAGTGATATTCGGTTAGGTAATAAAAATATCTGTCCAGTACTTAAATCAATAGATACTTTGTACTCCTTTGGAACTTCATCTCCTAAATTTCTAACATCTACACTTATACTATTTCCGATAGTCTGTGTATAACCTATTGGTTTCTGACTAGGGTCTAAAAGAACATTTCCATTTGAATCTCTTGCATAATCCATTTGTTTTGGGTCTATTCTAGTCAAGTCTAGTATATCTGTCATTTCTTCATTATATACATTCTCTAACCAAGAATAACCAAAAACTACCTGACTCCAAAGAATATAACCAAGTAATTCATCAAAAGTGTAATCTTCTCCAATTTGTCCAAGTCCCTCAATAAAGTTCATAAAATCTTTTCTATCAGATTCATCTAAATCAAAACGATAACCTGCTGACATAATCATCTGAACATTTTTATTTACTGAATTAAAAGTGATTGGGTCAGCATAATAAGCATTTTCTAATTCTTGAGGTATTACTCGTCTAAGTATCTTTTGTGCAATTTTAGAAGTCTTAGCAGAAATAGAACTTCGTTTTCTTCCTTCACTAATTCCGTAAACTAAATTATGTCCTGTTCTTAAAAAATCGTCTGAAAGTGACTTTATCATTTTTTAATCCTCTTGATTTTCCATGTAATATAAATTACTAATGCTAAAGTTATTCCTTCTACTAATCCTTGTAGTAATCTTCCAAGTGAATTTTCACATATTTCTATCATTCTGTTCTAAACCAAAGGTCTCTCCAAATTTGTAATATTTCTGATTTAATTAAATAAAGTACTATTCCATAAGCAGGAAATCCATACCAATAAAATGGTAACTTAAAAATAATCCAGAAAGAGTAGTTAATAATCAATCCATAAAAGACACTATGAAAAATTAATTGTTTAATTGAATCTTTCTTTAAAAAACTAAATGACTTAATTACTTTATTCTTAGTAACATTCTTTTTATTTCTAATAGAGTTTCTTAGTCTAATAAAGAAGTCTTTTATTTTATGCTCTTTTTTTTGCACTTTTTGTGCAGTTAGAATAGGTTTATCTTCATTTGCCATAAATAATATAATATAGATAAATATATAAATGTTATTGTTTTAAATACTTTATGACCGATATTATTCTTACACAAGAAGAAGCAGATACACTTAAAATATCATTTGGTTGGATAATAGATAGAAAACTAAGGCAGACTAAATGGATATTAGAAAATAAGAAAGACGAAGAATCTGTTAAACTTAAAAAAGAACAAATGGAAAAATGTGTAGTTAATTATGAAAGTATACTAAAGAAGATTGGCTGGGAAGATAGAACAAGAAAAAAGAATCCTACTGTATTCTCTTTTAAAAAAGCAAAACCTTATTCTGTTTCATGACTTCTGGAATATAATAATATCCTTGTTTATCTTTCTTGTAAAACTTCTTTTTTCTTGGTAAATATTCTTTTATACCTCTTTCATAAGGTATACCATTCAAGTTATGTTTTGCTACAATAGTTTTAGGATATTTGCCATGTCCACAACAACAAGCAAGAGTTACTATTCCTCTTTTATTCAATTTTTCTATTTCTTTTTTCATACATGGATCAATAAACCTACCATCATTTTTAGGATTGAATTTACACATTAGGCACTAAGAAGTTTTTCTCCTCCTCCTATATCTTGTTCTACTGCACCTTTAACTGCTAAAGCTAAAGCGATTGCACAATCATCATGCAAACTCCTACTTATTATTGTAGTAATTCTTGTCTTTTCTGTTTTATCTTCTTTGAATCCAATCATTTGTTCGAATAGTTCATTTATTAACCATTGTTCTTCAATACATTCTTTTGAATATGGTATAATTAATAATTTATTTTCTACTGCACTCTTTAAAGTACCTAAAACCAATCCTCTTGAACTAGGTCCAAATGGTATGGCTTCTGCTGAATATCCTGCCTGAATTAATTTAATTGCAATATCGTTGCCTACATTTGACTTATCTACAATAAAACAATAAGGATTATACATTTTACCTAGTTCGTATAGTCTTTTTAGTTTATCTTCAATCGAAGTTCCATGATTTTTTTCTAAATGAAGTAAAACCATTTTACCATTAGGACATTTTTCTACAACTGCATAAGCATCAAAATCTGCATGAGGACCGTCAGATAAAGCAAAATCTGCTCCTATCATAACTATCGAATTATCATCTGTTAATTTTGTAGTAAATGTTCTAGTAGAATCAAGTAAATCAAATAGATACTTTGTTTTAAAAATAGAACCTTCTACATCTGCTTCAGAATTTACCATATAATTCCTTTCAAAGTTAGCATATCCTTGTCTTTCTCTAATATCCATTAATTTACTAATAGAAAATCTTTCTTCCCAGATAGAAGTACCAGTCGTATAATCATTATTTTGAAAATTTACGATTGCTGGATATTTTTTACTTACATACTTTGGATTATTATAAAGCAAGACTCCTAAGTCTCCAGGATCTATTGGAGTAGTAACTGCTGCAATTTTTCCATGCTTTGCGTCATCTACTCTAGATTCTACATCTCTAAACCAAATTTGATAATGGTCTGACTTATCAATATAACTAGATACCTCATCACCGAAAATGTAGTCAGGATGCCGACCTCTTATACTCATAGAGTAAGGAACATTATAAATTTTTGAATTATTAGAACAAACAATTTTATCTTTAGTCCAAGTAGTTTTATCGTTTCCAATCGGTTTAAGATGTTCAGTAAGGTATTCATTATCTTCTATCCTGAATTTTATTTCTTCTACTATTGTACTAGATTGACCTTTGACTACTTTAGAAAGTATTACTGATTCAGAACCTGGTTTGAATATACTTAACCAAATCGGATAACCAATTCCAAAAATCCAAGTCTTGCCAAATCCGGTCGGAGCAAAGATTTGTATTCTACTATGTTTTCTAAGTAATTCACACCATTCTTTATGAAATGGCTTAATTGTGTATCCTAGTACTCTTTCACAGAAAAAAGCAAAATCAAAGATACATCTATTTGTAAAAGCAATTTCGTTCCCACCATTTAGTATATCAGATTTTTTTCTCATCTATCTTTTATTTTATTTAATTCATAAATAAATTCACTTGTTAATTTATCTAATTTTTCTTTAAAGTTAATAAATAATATAGCAGTGTTCTTTTTATATTCTTTTTTAAGTATTTCTAATTCTTCTTTTCCCATGTTACAAATTGAGGTAATTTATTTAAATCATTAATATAACCACATCTAGAGCAGACCCATGAATTATTATCTAAATTCTTTTTAAATTTGGTACTATTACAATGAGGACATTTCTTTTTCATTTAAACATCTCCTTAAATATTTTACTTACTAAATTTATTTCCCAACCATTACCTACTAATTTATATAATTGATTATCACTTAGTCCTGTTAAGTCAATTTCATCATTTAAGAAACCCATTAACCTAAAACATTCTTTAGGAGTTAATCTACGAAACTGGAAATTGTCAAGCAATTGAGTTAAACAATTTCCAGTATCTAAACAATAAGAAGTTCCATCATCTTTATATAAATGTCCTGTTCCACCTTGTTTAGGATTTCCAGTTCTAGGAAATAATGAATGAACTAAATATGTTGTTTTACTTTCTGTTGAAGTAATTGTAGGAGATATTCTGAAAATCCGATTTTCAGAATATTTATTCTGTAATATAAAATTATCTGTTGCACGACTACCCTCTTTAGTTGTAAGTGAATTAGAAATAGAATCAACAGTTTTTGGAGAAAAGAAAAATCCATTTTTCTTTTCTATTTGTCTAACCCTATGTTTCAAAAACATTTTGATAGTCTTTTCAGTTAGGTAATATTTTTTATCTACATTATCTTCTAGTATATCTCCTAATTTAAGTTTTAACTCTTCTTTATTAGGAAATGAAAATTCTCCAAATTTCCAACCACCATATTTACAAACAAACCATACTCTTTCACGATTTTGAGGTATTCCATAATCTTTTGAATTTAATACTTTCCAACAAACACCATAACCTATTCTTTGCAAGTCAGAAACAATTATATTGACTAGTTTCCTTTCTTTTCCCATACTTAACAATCCTTTAACATTCTCTAATAACATATATTTTGGTTTTTTTACTTCAGCAATTCTTATAATCTCTTTATATAAATTAGTTCTTCCTTTTGATAAATTCCTATTACCTGCAATAGATACATCTTGACAAGGAAAACCTCCAGTCAATAAATTAAAGTCTGGTAAGTCATTTGGATTAATTAGTTTACAATCTCCATAATTATTTCCTTTATGATTTTGTTCAAAACATTTGATAGCAAATTTATCAATCTCACTATATCCAACTAATTCAAAAGGAATGTTGGCTTTTTTCAAAGCAAAACTTCCTCCACCATATCCTGCAAACATTTCAAATAGTTTTATTTCAGATAACTCTTTAATTTCCATTTCAGAATTACTCGTTATTTATTAAGACTATTACTTTCTTGCCTATGAATTTTTTGTTAACATAAATAGCACCTGATACTTTCTGAGCTTTGATTTCTTTTTCAAGTATTTCAATCTTATGTGCTTTTAAGTAATTAATAAAGTCTAAAAAGCTAATTTCTTTTTCTTTTAAAACTTCTGTTGCTTCTGCAAATGACATTTTTACCTCCTATCAAGATCATTAATAAACTTATTCCAAAAACAATTAATACAAACATTAAAATAAGTAATATAAAAACTCCTAGTAAAATTAATGGAAGAAAGACTAACCACCAAGACCAATTAAGATAACCAAAGACTTTTCCTATTACAAAGACTAAAGTCAAAACAGTTACTAAAAACCAAATATAATTAATTTTCATTTTTCTCCTTTTCTTTATGCCTGTAACCTTTAAAATCATCAAACATATCTATTCTTAATTTAGCCATTTGTCCTGTTTTTAAATTATGAAAAACTATTCCTTCTGGCTTTTTATCAATTCCTTTTTTCTTCATTAACAAACTAAAAATACCACCTTCTTTAATATCATCTAAAAACCACTTTTTTATGTTTTCATAGGTTTTAGGATATTTATGCCAAGACTTATAAGCTAAATGATTTCTACAATATGTATTAAAAGGAATCCAAACATGACCTTTAATTTCTAATGGGTTTTTATTTAATTTCTCGCCAATAACTTCCCCAAACCATTGTCCGTCTGGTAATTCTGTATACCCTCTTTCAAATGCTTCTATAACAGCCTGAACAATAAACATTTTGCCTTTGCAAAAGAATGGTATTCTATTAGTCCTATTCCAGATAGAATTTATCATTCCATTTTCTATTACAATACTAACATCAGTTCCATCTAACTTTTCAGTTGCTAGAACTTCATCTTCATTTCCTTCAAAAACCCACTCACATCCTTTAGTAATTTCTGGTGTGACTAAATATTCATTTTTGTTATTTAATTTTCTAACGAAAGGACTTTCTAATTTAGGCATATCTTGTATCATATAAATATTATATAACACTACTATATAAATATTACTATACTCTACTATATACTTTTTATAGAAATTTATAACCTAATTTTTCAAATCAAAATATGCTACTAATATCAATCAGTGAAATACTTATCATAAATAAATAGTAATAAGAAAAGATATTATAATACAACAATACTACAATCAATATTACATAAGACTATCTGTATAGATACCGATATACTTTCCTTTTTTAAAATTACTATATCCTAAAAAGTGAAATCCAATATCGATTTTTAAAAATTTAACATTCTAAAAAGTGAAACTCACTATACACCATTCCTATTTTTCCGATCGTGAAAGTATATAATTTTTCTATAATATACATATAATAACTATATAAATATATGTGTTATATAATAACTATATAATAGACAATACATATCTTTATATACTTATTATATATAGATTACATAGAATTTTTATATACATATAATTACTTATATACAATAGAAAGATTTATATACTAATAATTACTATAATAATTATATAAAAATAAGGTACACAATGATAACAATATATAAAAATTATGTAGAACTTACATTAATAAGTAATGTAGGAATCAGTAATAATTTATTAGTAAGATCCTTATGTAGTCTAGGACTTGCACAGCTGCACCAAGATAAAGAAATACTAGCAGATAGTCTTATTACTAATGACTATTTAGTATCACAAGATAGTACAGATCAGGCTATTACTGACATATTACTAAAAGATAAACATAAAGAAATCAATAAACAAATAGAAAACTATATAAATAACATATAATTAATAATAATATGCTAAATAAAGAACAACAAGATAAAATAGAAAAACTATATGGAGAAGGTTTTAGTTATTCAGAAATAGCTAAATCAATAGAAATAAGTAAAGCTACTGTTCATAATTATCTAAAAGGTAAGGTAAAACCTAAGAAAGATATAAAAGAAATAGAACAAATCTTTAATAATTCAGAAAATCTGAACGTTAAGCAATCGTTAAGTAATCGTTCAGATTTAGATATTTCTACAGCAACTAAAGAATTAAATGACCTTAAACAAGAAGTAATAAATAACTTACAAGAACAAGTATATACAAATAAAAAAGAACTTACTAATGAAATAAAGGGCCATATAGACTCTTGGATAACTGATATAGAAGTTAGAATAACTAACTTAGAAAGAGAAATAAACGATAAGATCCTTAAAATCTATGAGGAATTAACTAAACTTAACGATAAAATAAAATGAATAAATTAACTATAGAGCTCTGGAGTACTAAGCAAGGAATATATATATACAAAAATGATAAATTAGTAAAAGTTTTAAGTACTGCTTCAAATATTAACTTAAAAGATCTAATTAAATTACTTAAATCTAAAAAATGATAACTAAAACTTTCTATCAATACTTAAAACCTTTTAGTAATACTTTAATAACTAATCTTAATTTAAATAATCTATTTATTAATGATTTAATGAGGTTAAAATGTTAAATAAATTATCTTTATTCTTTAATAGAAATATAAGTCTTAATATGCTTAATGCTTCTTTTAGTGGTTTAATGGAGCTTTATTATAGCCACTTTAAAGAATTTGATACTAAAAAGGAATTTAAGCAAGATCCTAAAACCTTAGAAATGGAATCTTTAATAAAAGGATTAATTAAAGAATATCCTTATTTAATTAAATTAAGTGCTTATGGCGGTTTAAAATGAATGATTTAAAACTTATTGATGTTAAATATACAGATGACTATAATAAATCTAATTGTGGTTTATGTAATAGAAAAATAAAAAACCTTTATATCTTAAATGATAATAGAATTATAGGATCTGAGTGTATTTTTAAGATATTAAAAGATAATCTAGAGAATAATAACAATTTATATGATTTAAATGCAAAACTTAAAAAGATTAAAAACCTATTATCTGGAACATTTGTTTTATGTAGTGAGTTAAAAAAAGATTGTTATTCTAAGGACTATCCTTATAGTTTTGAAGATGGGGATTTTATACATAGTTTTTATATAGAATGTTATAAAACTCCTGAAGGAGCTATAAAAAAAGATGTTATGCAAAAAATATTTAATATATCTGGTTATTATGAAGATTTGCTTATATTCCAGGAATATTTAAATAAAAATCCTTCTTATATTGTTTTAATGCCTAAAATTAAAGAAATGCTTATTTATGAATCTAAAATTAAAAATACTCCTGACTGGATTAATAAAAGGGAGTTAAAAGCAAAATGAAAATTAATTTATTTAAAAAGCTTATGAGAAATAGAGGTTATATAGTTAATATAGGTTATGGTAATGGATATACTCTTTTAAAAGGAGATTCTAAGTATTTTATAAGTCGTTATGAAATCATTTGTTTATCTGATATTTCTTATTTAAATATTGAAGATTATAATTTTTGTAAGGAGGTAAAGCTTTGATAATGGCAGGTTTAACAAAACAACATTTTAATAGTATAGCTAAGATAATAAGCAAAAGTCAAAAAGATATTAATGGTTTTATTGGGCAAATGGTACTTATAAATGATTTAAGTAACTATTTTAAAACACAGAATCCTTTATTTAATGAAAACCAATTTAAAAAGGCTTGTTTAGAATAATGGAATTTAAATTTAATGATATGTGTGACTGGGAAAGAAAGAAAGCAGTTTTTTTAATGGGAATTGCTGAAGAATTAGGTATAAACACAGACTCTTATGGTGAGGTTGCAGTAAATAAGAATAGTGGGTATACTTATATTTGGTCTGAAGAATATAATTTTAGTCTTTATATGCCTATAAATTGCGAATTGGTTAAAAGTAATGTAGTTGCTTTATGGACTAATTCAAATGATGGTACAGAAATAGAATTTAATCTAACTAACGAAACAACTTTAAAGGATCTTGAAGACTGGGCAACAGAACAAGAAAAAGGTATAAAAGAAGAATAAAACCGAAACATAATTTAATTTATTTTTTTATGTCTACCGATTTAATCGGTACTGATGAGGTTCAGACTTGATATAGTCAAATTTGATATAATTCTTAGAAATAAATATAAAATTTAAAAAATGGACTCACATTTAACCTATATAAGAACAAGCAATAAATTTAAGTATTTAAGCGAAAAATATCATAAACTTAGTTTACTTTTTTATGAGTTATCTCAAAGTATTAAACTTGAAGGAAAAAAGAAAAGTGAAAAAGAATTTAAACAATATATGAAAACTCTTAATTTAGATTTAAAGAAAATTATGAATTTAAGTCAAGATATAAAAAATTTAGAAATAGAAGATTTACAATATGAAAAAACAATTAAGTAACAAAGAAAGAATTAAAAGATTAACTGAAATAATTAAGACTTTTGATAATTCAGTCAGTTTTGAAGTAATCAGTTTTTATACTAATCAGTTGGAGAGTTTAAAAAATGATAAATTTTAATGTAGATATTAATTTAACTTTTGAAGCCGATTGTATTAAATCCGCTAGAGAATATCTGGATTATATAAAATTTATATTAAAAACTCTTTATAATACAGAATTAAATATAAGTGAATCAGATAGATTATTTTTTGAAGGAGTTAAAAATGGAAAAAAATAAGCACAAAAACCTAATTTTAAAGACTTTTTGGATAAAAGAATCTGAATTTAAAAAATTAATTAATGCACTTGAAGGAAACTATAAAGATACTATTGCTAATATAATGATAGATATTTATTTAAAAGGAGACATACAAAACGATTAAAATCGGAGGTAAAAATGACATACTCCCACATCATAAATGATGGGGTATCTTAACAACTATGGAAATAAACAAAAACAAACAGATTGAAAGAGAATGTTCAGAAGAGCTGAAAGGTCAATTAAAAATAGGAGATTTCTATGGCTAAGATTGGATTAATTCAAGTAGATGGAAAATTGCCTAACTTAGCTTTAATGAAGTTAGCAAAGTTTTATGAAGAAAAAGGACACGAGACTTTCTTTGTAGACCTCTCAACTATTAAAGCAGACTTTTGGTTTGGCTCTAAGATATTTATGGGAGGTTCTGGATATGATATTAAAGCTGAACTTCCAAAAGAAATAGAAGAAATTACACCAGATTATGAGAAATTTGGATTAGATTATTCTATTGGATTTACTTCAAGAGGATGTATAAGAAATTGTGAGTTTTGTATAGTTAGAGAAAAAGAAGGGATTATGAAAGATGTTGATATATCTTGGATTAAACAAAAGAAAGTTTTACTCTTAGACAATAATTTTTTAGCTTCTCCTAATTGGAAAGAGAAGTTACAACATTTTATAGATAATAAGATTAAAGTTTGCTTTAATCAAGGTTTAGATTTAAGATTAATTACAGAAGAAAAAGCACAAATGCTTTCAAAGGTAGATTATAAAGATGACCAATTTAAAACAAAAAGACTTTATTTTGCATGGGATAATATCAAAGATGAAGAGTTAGTAACTAATGGAATTAATAAATTAATTTCTGTTGGTATAAAACCACAGAATATTATGATTTATGTATTGGTTGGATTTAACTCTACATTTGAAGAGGATATGTATAGAACTAAGAAACTTATTGATTTGAAAGTTAAACCATTTATAATGCAATTTAACAGAAATTCTACAAAGAAGCGAGATCCTAAGATAATTGATTTAGCAAGGTGGATTAATAAAAGGTATTATAATTTTATGGAATTTAAAGATTATAAAGGAAGAAGAGTTATGGAGGTTAAGCAGGAAGCTATGCAATCTGAAGCACGGCATTCCTCCCAAGCCTAAAGTCTTGGGTATCCTGCCTAATTTTATATGAAAAGATATTTTATAAGTGTTGATTTAGATATTTCAGGAATTGAAGCAAAATCAGAAGAAGAAGCTTTGAAAGAAGCAAAGCAGTATATTAAAGATGGTAGTTACTCTTTAAATATTATTGATGTTGATGAAATTAATTAAAAATGGGAACTTACAATTATTCAGAAAATATGTTAATAGAGGAATTAAAAGAATTTTTAGATGATTTAGAAGGAGATTTCAATAAAGAGGATTTACAAAATGCCTTAGAGTTTCTAAAAAATTATGCACCAACTTCTGATAGTTCTTCTTTTTATGAAAATAGATGGGATAGACTATTAAAAAATAAACTTACAAAGAAAGATTTAATATGACAGATAATTTAGAAAAATTAACATTCAGCGAATTTATGGACAGAGAAATGAAGAAATATTATAAATGGTTTTATTCTCTTTCTGAAGAAAAACAAGAAGAAGAATTAGATAGAGCAGTCAAATGGTATGAGGAAAGATAAAAATGAAAACTTATGATGAAAATTATTTTGAAGATTGGCTAAGTAGTAATAAAGACGAGTTACTTAAAGAGTTTTTTAAAGAAAACAAAGAGGGCTTTCCAGCTCATGCAACTTACCAAGATGTAAACGATTACTATCCAGACGAGTTTTTGGAATATGCTAAACAATGTTTTAAAGAAGATATGGACAATTTAATATGAAAATAACAAAATATTTCAAGGATCCAAAAATAATATCAATAATTGGAGATGTAAATGAGGCTAAGAGTAATTTAGTTTATTATCTAATTAATGAACTTAAAAAAGAGTTTGATTTTAATTTATCTACTTATGGACTTAAAGCAAACATAGAATCAAATAAATTTTATACAATAGAGGAATTAGAAAAGATTAAAGAATCTATAATATTTATAGACGAATTTCAGAGTTTATTTGATTTAGATGACAGGAAAAGAAAGAAACAAATAGAAAATACACTTAGACTAATTAATCATAATAATAATGTTTTAGTTTTAGTAGGAACCCCAGATAATTTCAAGAAATTCATTTCAAGTAAGATAACTGTTATTTTTTATAAAAGAGTTACTTTTGACAGTTTTATAAATGGTTCTACTGTTAAAAAGAATGTTTTAAATTATTGTGGTGATGAATCTGGTAGTTCTGTTCTTAATTTAGAAAAGAATGAAACTATCTGTTTTGATAGTAGTTATAAGAAATATATAATAGACTATATAGAAAATTGTGATACTAAAAGAGATAATAAAGAGATACTTAAATCAAAAAGTGGAAATATCGTTCCTAAAAAAGTGGAATAAAAAAATGTCAGCACATTCAACAACTCTTAAAAGACCTTGCAAAAAATGTCATAAGTATTATGTTCCTAATGGACAATTCAGTTATATTTGCGAATCTTGTAAAAAGAAAAAATGAAAACTAATATCTGTTTACTATTATCTATTGTAATACTATGTTTTCTAATATATATTTCAAATATTCAACCAATTACTTCATATTCTTTTACTTATTTAAACCAAACTTATCAAGAACCAATTAAATTTGAACCAGATTACATTATTTCAGATACTTATAAAATTCAATTAGAATTAATGCCTATTTTAGAAGAAAATGCAAATGAAAGGGTTTATGAACTTCATGTTTATGATTGCACTCAATTTAGTGAAAACCTTGTTAAAAAGTTAAAAGAAAAAGGATTTAAGGCGAGATGCGAGGCAGGAAGATACTTAGGAGAAACAAATTATCCTGACCATACTTGGACAATAGTTGAAATAAATGGACAGGAATTTCCTATTGAAGCAACAAGTGGTTATTTTATTGATACAGAAAGTTATAAAAACTACAAAATTTATTATAGAAACTATTGTTGGTGACTAAATGGAGGTAATAAAAATGTCAGAACAAGAAGATACAGATAAGGATGACTTAGAGGATTTTGATGATGAAGATGTCCTTGATGAAGATTAAATAGTTAATTTATTTTTATTTTTTCATTATTTTAAAGTAGTTATAAAGATTTATATAGTAGTGGTAATTACCACTAAAATGGGGATATGTCAACTTTGTGGGGAAGAAAAAAAACTTCAAGAACATCATATAGATTATGAGAATAAAATAATTTTAAATATTTGTTCATCTTGCCATACAAAAATACATTCAATAAAAAGAGTTCTTAATATTAAATTAACTAAACCAACAAAAATAAAATGCGATAAATGTAATTATTCTTGGATTTATAAAGGAGCTAATCCTAATTTTGTAACTTGTCCAAATTGCCAAAGAAAAACAGAAATAAAAAATGAGTTGGTTAAATAGAGATAAAGAAAGAGAAAAATTAATTGAATTAGATAAACCTAAAATTAAACACTATTTTTTTACTTTAAGAATAGACGGACTTGAATTGACTTTTTTAAGTAAAGAAAAGAACCAGATAGAAAGTAAGTTAAGAAATATTCAAGATTCTTATTTAAAGGCAACTTCTTACTCTATGAAAGGAACAGAAATAAAAACAAGAGATTATAATAATTATTCTTTTGATATAGAACCTAACGATAAAGTAATTGAAATTATTATTCCAAATCTTAAAGAAATAAAATTAATAAAAACTGGAGAATTAGAAATTTGAAAAAGAAATATCAAGAACTACCGACATTTAATACAATAATTGGATTTTTTTATCTTGTTCATATTTTGAGATTTAAGACATTTGATTATTTTAAAGAACCAGAATATTATAAAATTATAAAGGCATGTGTTTTAATATGAAAAAGAAAAAAGAAATTAAGAAAGAAAAAATAGAAACACCTCAATTAGTTTGGAAATCATTAGAAAGAGAATATTCTAAGATTTTTGATAACTTTAAATACTTTGATGAACCAAATCGTATTCTTTTTTTAAATATATTAATAGGAGAATCAATCAAATTTTCAAATATAAGTCCTTTGAATTGTTTAGGTTTACTTGGACAAATTCAAGACGATATAAACCATTTTGTGAGGACTAATTTATCTATTGCTTTAAATACTCCAAAACCTTCTTATTTAGGATAAACAAAAGTTTTAATAAGTTTGATTTCTATATAATTCTATGTCACGAGGATTAATAAAGAGAAATGACGGTTCAACTGTAGATTTAGATTTACAAGAAGCAAACCAAGATTCTCTAACAGCTTTAGCAAAAAGAATTATTTTAGTAGATGATTCAGGTAATGTAATTAATTCAAGCAATCCACTTCCTGTAGATACTGAAATTACTTTAAGTGGAAATGTAATAGTTCAAGATGTAGATATTAATAATATCTCTGCTGGAACTCAAACTAACGATGTAAAAGTTACACTTGATGGTGAAGGAATAACTGCTACTAATTTAGATATTAGAGATCTAACAAGTGTAAGTGATTCTGTTGAAGTAAAACAATCTACTGCTAGTAATTTAAATGCAAATGTTAGTGCAACTCATTTAGATATAAGACATCTAAATACTACTGATGATGCAGTAAATGTAGGAACTGTAACAACTTTACCTTCTATAACTGGGACTGTAACTGCTAATGCAGGAACAAATCTTAATACTTCTACTTTGGCTTTAGAAACTGGGGGAAATTTAGCAAGTATAAATACTAAGTTAGTTAGTGGAACAGACATAGGTGATGTTACAATTAATAATTCAAACGGTGCAAGTGCAGTTAATATTCAAGATGGAGGAAATACAATTACGGTCGATGGAACAGTAAATTCAACTAATTTATTAGATACTTATATTCAAAGAATTGCTTATGATTCTAATGGATTTGTTATTTATGTAGGTTTGGCAGTGCCTGGAAGTGCAGATTCTAGTCTAGTTTGGCAGATTAAGAAATTTACAAATAATTCTACAGGACAAACAACAGCTGTTAATTTTGCAGATTCTAATACTAATTTTGACAATTCGTGGGAATTACGAGAGTCAGGATATATTTATGGTTGATTCAAAAGCTTGGATTGGTTTGGGAATAATCTCTTTAATTATAATTCTAACTGGAATTGGTTACCAAATTTCTGATAAAACTCATTTTTGTCAAGAAAAAGGAATAGTTATGGAATGTCTTAGATTTTCTAGTTCTGGAAATCGTTGTTATCCTAATCTTTTAGATAATAAAGGATATGTTGATTGTTCGAATTGGATTAAGTTAAAGGATTATATAGAAAAACCAATTTCTAATAAAATAACAATACCTTTAGACTTCGGACAGCAAGAATATAAAACAGGAGAGTTTATAGTTAGTTCTCAAACAGGCATAGATTCTTATTATGATGTAAGTTTTACTCATTTAGATGGTCAAAATATAAGAATAGATTATTGTCTTACTGATGAAAAATTAAAAGAATTACAAAAAGAAAAAGAATATGAAAATTATAAAGTTCCAACAACTATTAAATCAAGCAAGACTGATTCATTTAAATCTAAAGTAGATAGTCAAATAGAAGTTAAACTAGTAATTGATAAAGATAGTAAAACAAGTAATTGCATTGAATTAATAGAAAATCCTTATTTAGTTGATGAAATAAAACTAGGGAGCAATAGTACTTATATAATTTCTGCATTTACTACTTTTTCTGAAGCTATTTTAACAAATGTAACTGTAGAAGCTAATTTTAGTCACTTAGACATAATCGGCGACACATCTTCTCCTTGGAGAGGATTTAATTATACAACTCGGGAGGCTCAATTGCCTTATTTTCAAGATGATGATAATAGTTATGGAAGTTTTGATGGAAGCAGCGGTTATGTTACTATAAACAATAAAGTAACTAATTTTAATGAATCATTTACAGTGTCTTTTTGGACAAATCATGGTTCAAGTTCATCTTATCAGATGATTCTTTATTCAGACCAATCAAGTCAATTTTATATGGGTTTTAATACAGGAACAATTTTTCAGTGTTCTCACATTAATAGCACAGGTTCACAAAGAGCATTCCCAATAACTGGAGCAGGTATAATTAGAAGTTGGAATCATTATACTTTAGTTACTAATGTTTCTGGAGATATTTTTAATCAAACATTTTATAGAAACGGAGTTCCTATTGGTTATTATCGAAATACAGAGGGTGTAGGTGCATATACTGGAACAAAGTTATATTTTAGTACTTCTGCTAATTCATGGTTTGTCAACGGCTCCCTCGACAACATCCTAATCCTCAATCGTTCATTAAATTCAACAGAAGTAACTTCATTATATAATCTAGGAAGAAAAGATACAACTTATACAGATACTTCACTTGTAAGTGCCTGGAGATTTGATAATACAAATATTTCTGTTGCACAGGATACAATAGGACCAAACAATGGAACATTTGTAAATGGAACACAATATGGCTATGATAATTTTGGTTTAGTTGCATATTATCCTTTTGATGTTCAGGAAAATACTGCAAACAATGTAACTTATGATTATTCAAAGAATAATAATGATGGGACGCTGACTAATACGACCTGGAATAATACTTGTGTTTATGGGGGATGCTATCAATTTACAGGTATTGTTAATTATATAAATACTGGAAAGACTGTAAATACATTAATTGGAGCATCTGATTTTAGTCTAAGTGTTTGGTATAAAACTAATTCTACAAGCCTTGAGGGAATAATGGGAACTTATGTTGATAGCGAAACATCTGGGCTTTGGTTATTTCAGATTGGTAATATTTTAACTGCTAGAATAAAGGGAAGTGGAACTGCATCAGGAATGAGAGATATAAATTATGCATTAAGTCCAAATAATTTATGGTATAATGTAATAGTTATTGGTAATAGAACTGGTAATATGACTATGTATGTTAATGGATTAAATGCAGGAACAAAAGATATTACTATGGATAATGGAACTTTATCAACATCTAATTTTGTAATTGGTATTGGAACAACTACAAGTTATAAGTTCAACGGCTCCATCGACGAAGTAATGATATTCAACACTGCATTAAATTCATCACAGATTTCAGATATTTATAATAATCAATCCAAGAGATTTAAATCACAAGGAACTCAGACAATAAAACAAGTAAATATAACAAGTGGATATAATCAGGTTAATTTATCTACATCTTTTAATGCTTTTTTTGGAAGCAATATAAGTGCGAGATTAGGAGCTTGGGATGCAGGTTCGTGTGTAGTTGGTAGTGGGTCGTCTGTAGGGGGAAGTGCATATAAGGATTATGATTTAGGGACACATTGGGCGGAGTTTAATACTAGTAGTTATGTTGATGTGGGAAGTGGAAGTAGTTTGAATATTACTAATCAAGTTACAATCAGTGTCTGGGTAAAAAGTTTCCAACCAAATAAAGATATTATTGATAAAATTGTAGGAGGTTCGATTGGAAGTGGTAAACAAGGATTTGGCTTATTTCTAGATGCTAATGGTAAACCTTATGCATTTGTTGAAGATACTGGAGGAAATAATTCTGGTTGGAGTGCAACAACAGGAACTCCTTCAATAAATGATAGTAATTGGCATTATCTTGTTGGAACAATAGACCTTAATGGAGATATATTAAAAACTTATGTTGATGCAATAAATTATTCTGCAATTAATTTAAGTTCTATTGGTGATATTACAAATACCTGGTCTTTAACGATTGGAAAGGCCATAAAGAAAGCTTATTTCAACGGCTCCATCGACGAAGTAATGATATGGAATAAGTCGCTGTCTAGCAGCGAAATTGCAAATATCTATTCTCAAGGCAGAGATATTTCATATTATGATGATGCTTCTCTTGTTTCCTGGTGGGGATTTGACAATGGAAACTCAAAAGATAAAAAAGGAAATAATTCAGGAACAGATACTGCTGTTGTTTATAATCAATCAAATAGTTTGACTAATGGTTTAGTTAGTTATTATCATTTTGATGAAGCATCTTGGAATGGGACTACTGGAGAAGTTAAAGATGCAATGGGAAGGAATAATGGGACTGCTCAGAATTCAACAGGAAGGGCGAATACTACAACAAATGGGGTTTATTTTAGAGGGGGAAGTTTTGATGGAGTGAATGGGTATGTTAATTTAACATCTTCATCAAGTAATTTAAATTATTCTCAGGGTTCATTAGGTTTCTGGGTTAAATCTAGTTCAGATACTTCTCAAACTTTATTTAGTGTTGGTAATTATTCAGGAACTTATTTATTTGCAGTTTTTATTGGAGATGGAGTAACAGGAACTTTAACAAATGAATTAATTACAATTGCAAGAGATGATGGTTCTGTTGGAAATAGAGTTGGTTATACTAGTGCAACAAGAACTGAATTATTTAATAATCAATGGCATCAGGTAATTGTTACTGCAAATGGAACTAATTATACTATTTATTTAGATGGAGTTTCAAAAACTCTTTCTGTGGGTACTGGCGCAAATAATGGTTTATTCTCAAATTTATCTATTTCAAATAATGCTTTTATTGGAGTTAAAAGTTATTCTAGTGCAGGATTATCTATGTATGCAAACAACTCAATAGACGAAATAATGATATTTAACAGAAGCTTATCTTCTGATGAAGTAAAAGAACTTTATGTAAAAGGAAGGGCAAATTGGAATTATACTACTTGGCAGAATTTATCTGCTAATGGGAATGTTTGGAATATGAGTACAAGTACAACAAATCTTTTACCAGATTTTAGTATGTTTGCTGGGAATAGTACAAGTAATGCTTTTTATACTCCGAATTTAATAAGTAGTGCTGGAATAACTTTAATTACAATAGATAATGTTCTTCCATTAGTTAATATAACTTATCCAGTTAATGGAACAACATATACTTATGGAAGCAGACCAACTTCAATCAATTATACATCTAGTGACTTAAATCCTAGTGTATGTTGGTATAATTTAAATAATGGAGTAAATTCATCAACTCAAAATTATTCAACAAATTGGACAATAGACTTTTCAGCAGGTTCAGTTTTAATTAATGTATTTTGTAATGATACAAATAATAACATAGGAAATTCAAACATAAATATAATTATAACAGAATCAGTTCCACCAACTTATTCAAATATATCAGTAAATCCATCATCTCCAATAATGTATTATTCAGATGTTAATTTTAATATAACTTGGATAGACAATGTAAAAGTTGATACAGCTATTTTAAGTTTTAATAATATAAATTATACAATGTCTAATCTTTCAAATGTTTATTATAAAACATTGATAGGATTAAGTGCAGGAATATTTAATTATTCTTTCTTGGCTAATGATTCATCTAATAATTTTAATCAAACAATTAGTTATTCTTATACAATAGATAAAAATTCAAGTTATATTTTATCTTTAAATTCAAGTAGTGGATGGACAATTCCAGCATCTACATACTCAACAATTACAGGAAGTTCTTGTCCAAGTCAATTAACTTGTAATTTATATCAATCTGGAGTAAATCAATCAAATCCATTTACAAACATCTTTCCAGCAGGTATTTATTCTTTTGTTTATAACACAACTGGGAATACTAATTATACAAGTTATTCAGTTTCAAATATTTTAAATTCTTTAGTAACAAATAATTTTACTGTTGGAAACACTACAAATATTAATTTTTATACAACTTATAATCCTTTTACAAGCAAATTAGATTATTATGCAGGAAGCACTATTACTGGTAATTTAACTATTGGAAATTGTGTTATAGGTATAAATAAAGGTTTGATTACAAATGTTACTTGTTAGTTATCTTAAATTGTGTAATTTATTAATGGTAACTATATAAAAAATATATATACTACAATATAACAATATTTATATACTTACTTACTTACTTACTTCTATGAAAACAATTAATGAATCTTTTGAAGGAAATGAAAATGATAAATTAGAGGAATTAAAAAAATTATGTGGAGTTCCTTGGAAAGAATTATTAATGGGTTTAGCCGAAGTTTGTGATAGAAGAAAATTGAAAGAATATTTCTATTTAAAAAGACAAAAGGAGAACAAATGATAACTCGTGAGAAATTCCCAATTAAATTAATGATTCTTACTCATAAAGAGCAAAATGAGTTAGTTTACAAAGTCCTAAAAGAAAATCCACAAGGTCTTTTACTTGGAGATATTAAAATACTTACAGGTATTGGTTCAAATAAAGGTGGTTCACCTGCATTACATAAAATACTAAATAGACTTAGAAATAAAGTATATATAAGAAATCTAGGTGCTAGAATTAAATTATACTATGCTAAAATTAATACTAAAAAAATAATTAAAAGTGAGGAAAGATATGGAAAACTATAAATTAAAAACTTTAAAAGATTTGGAAAATGTGAAAAATGAAACTTTAAAATATTTAATAAAAGAATTTGAAAAAGGAAAGGTAAATAATAATATAATTACAAGCACATATTTTTTAAGAGAAGAGGCTATTAATTGGATAAAAGAGATAGATAATTTAGATAAAACACCACAAGATAAATTATGGGAACAGATTACAGGAAATACTATAACTTATTCAGAAGAAGGAAAACAAGCAATAATTAATTTTATTAAATATTTCTTTAATATAGAAGAGAATGATTTAATGACTAATGATGAATTAAAAATAAGAGAGTTTGGAGAAAGAGGAAATAATTAAAATGGATAAAAAATATAATGGTATCTAAACTAAAATTTAAATTTGGTGATAATGCAATTTGGAAATCAGAATTTTTTGGAGAAGTAAAAGGAATGGTGACAGATTATGATAAAAAAGATAAATCTTATTGGTTTGAATTTGATAATAGTTATGGAGAAAGTGAACATAGATGGATTGAAGAAAAAGATTTGGAGGCAATAAAATGAGTCAAACTAGTCAAGTATGGAGGACTAAAAAAGTTCTTGAAAGAATAATGGAATTAAGAAATATGGGGCTTTCAGATTCAGAAATTGCCTCTCAACTTAATTCTGAGAATAAAAGTCATACAAAAAGACCAATAACTGCAACTATGGTAAAAAGAATAGAATCTACTCAGATTATCAGACATCGTGAATTTATGCAAACAGACCAAGATTATGCTTTACTTTACAAAGATACATTACTTAAATTAATAAACGAAGGCAGGGAAAACCTTAAAATAATCAAAGAAACAAGGCAACAAATACTAGATAAACTTGAATTAATCAAAAAAGAGATACCAGATGTAAAACTAATGGAATATATGAGAGAAATCTCTAATGCAGTAAAAACTCAAAATGATACAATTCGTACTTTAAATAACTCACTAGAACGTTTAGAGACACAACAGAAGGAGATAAAAGTAAATCAAGTACAAAGTATAAGACAAACACTCCAATCTCTAAAATCATTAGAACAACAGGGATTTATCTCCATAAACAAAGATTCAAACATAAATGATTTAATTGAAGAAGAACGATAAAATGGAAATAAATAGTATAATAGAAAAATTAAGTGAACCAAACCTAAAAAGAATAGACTTTGAAATAGGAATAAATGATAAAGTTTATTTAATCTCTGCTTATAAAGTTATAGACCTTATAAGAATAGATATTAAGGAGAAGAAATAATGGAAGAAATAAACCAAGATATACCTATAATTCAACAGAAATCAAACTTTGAATTAACAAAAAATGCTAAAGGACAATGGCAATATCGTATTAAGATATATGGTGATACCATAGAAGAAATACAAAAAAATGTAGAATTAATGCAAAAGTGGGCAGAAGAAAAATATAAGGGAGTTGAAAATGCGTGATTCAGAAATAGAAAGAAGATTTGAAAGTATTGAAAACCGAATAACTAAATTAGAAGAATTATTTAAACCTAAAGAAGTTAAAGAATTTACAAAACCTACTGAAGTAAAAGAAAAAATAGAAACAACTTTTGTTCAACAAGAGGAAAAAAAGGATGTAGGAACACTCTCTAATTCCTTATCTGGAGACACAAATCAGGGTGGTATAAATTCCCAAGACGATACAAAGTCATATATTGAGAGTAAGATTTCGTTACCTGTGGATAATCACCCTCTTGTTGATAATAATCCCACACAAAACTTTAAGGACACATGTTTAAAGCAGAGCTTGGGTGAAAGTGAGGTTAGCAATAACCAACATCAAGTAAAAGGCATTGAAGCTACCTCTGTGAGCCTTACAGGACAGACTGACGAGTCTGTTCCTGTTAATATTAAAAAACCGAGAGGAAGACCAAAACTAAATAAAGAAACTATATAATGAAAAAAACAATAATAGATAACATACAAGAAAGTATAAGAGATATAGATGAACCAGCTTTGATTATAGTAAATACCGAAACTTATAGAAAATTACAAGAAGCTTTACCTAGTTGGATAAATTCACAAAATTTATTTGGATTGCCAATTATTGTAATAAATATGAAAGAAGATTGTATAGTCTTACCTAAAAAATCTGTGGAGATGATTAAAAATGCCTATTAAAGATGAATATGGAAACTGGGAAGAGTGGACAGTTATACCAATTTCAATAATTTTATTTTTTATAGCTTTTATTGCTATACTAAGTCCTTTTATTCTAATTAATAAAATTGGAGCTACGAAAGGTGAGCATACTGGATTAATAACAGCAGTAGAAAGAAATGATAATCTCTTATGGGATGCTGACTTGATTTACTTTAAGTCAAGTGACGAAAGCACTCAAGAAGATATTTATTGCATAGAAGAGGGATTAATTGAGAAAGCAAAAGAGTTAGGTAACAAAAAACAGATAGTAACTATTTCATTTGAAAATAATTTTTGGTTTATGAGATGGAATTGTAATGGAGGCATAAGTATAGTTAAAGATATAAAATGAAAACAGATAATTTAACAATCGGTAAGTGTAGGAATTGTAAAAGTTACTGGAGGGTATCTCAGTTAAAAGAACTTACATTTAAAATTCCAGTTGGAGATGGTTTTATTAATAAGAAAGATTTCCTCTGTAAAATTTGTCTAAATCAATTAGAAACAGGACTTAATTATCAGAAGAAAATGGAGATGAAAGATTTATAAAAATGGAAAAAACATATTTTAACTACAAAAATCAAAAATACGAATTGGACTCTTATAGATTGCAGACTAGATTAGTTAATAATCAAGAAGTAAGAATGATACATGTTGAATTTAGAGGAAAATCTTTTGAAGCCAAGGATTTACCTAAAATTAGAAGTTGGTTAGAAAAAATAATTGAAGGAGGACTAAAATGACTGAAGAAATAAAACTCACTGAAAAAGAAGTAGAGAACAAAAAAATGCAGATAGAAAATTTGGAATTAAAAATGGAAGGTGGTAATTTACAAGTTGAATTATTAAAGAGAGAAATAGAGTTAAATTTACCTATTAGACAGAAACAAGCACAAATAAAGTCTATATTAAGTGAAATGGAAGTAGATAAAAAACAGATTGAGATTTTAAATAAACAAATTCAGGAGTGGCAATAAAATGTGGTTTATAAATAAAAAGAAAATCATTAGAGTAAATTCAGAACTTAAATATAAAAATGGAAAGTTTTATATAAAGAAATATAAATATACTTTTCCATATTTATATTATGAAAGTTTTGAGAAATGGGTAGAGAATCTTCCTAAAAAATCCAGATACGATATAGATAAATTATTTTGCCATTTTTTAGTTATGTGGGAATTATCAAACAAATGGGAAACTCTAATAATTAAAGAATATTTTAAAGCAATGGAATCAAAAAGAAAATCAAAAAGAAAAATAGAAAGATTATTAACAAAAAAATTAAAGAAAATGAAAAATATAAATTTGATACTGAAGAAATGAAAAATATAAAAGGTATGAAACCAGAAGAATATTTAAATGCCTATTTAGAATTTCCTTTGTTATCAAAAGAAGGGATACATTTTGTAAGTCTTATAGAAGATGTTGAAATAGAGAATATAACTGAAGATGAACACGGAATGAATTGTAAAATACAAGGAAAGTTCTATATCGCTTGTGATAATAATAAATTAATAAAAAACCACAAAAAAATAAAAGAAATATTAAATAATTTAATGAAAGGAGGAAAATAATTAATATGGGAGAAGAAATACAAACAAATTCAGGAAGTTTCAAAAAAGGAAATAGGATTAATTTAGGAATACCTAAATCAGAGGAACATAAAAGAAAAATTAGTTTAACAAAGAAAGGAATAAAATTGAGTAAAGAACATAAGAAAAAAGTAAATGAAGCAAGAGAAAAGCTTGGTATAGGGAAAGAAACTAGATTTAAAAAGGGACAACCCCCTTGGAATAAAGGATTAAAAGGAGTTCAACATATATCTAAAGAAACTAGATTAAAAATGAGTCTAGCTAAAAAAGGCAAAAAGTATAAAAGTATGTCAGATATTGGAAAGAAAAATATATCAAAAGCAAAAAAAGGAATAAAATTATCTATAGAAACAAGGAGAAAAATGTCTGAATCCAGAAAAGGAGAAAAGAATAATTTTTGGAAGGGTGGAATAAACCCTATAAATAAAAAGATTAGAGGTTCATTGGAATACAAACTTTGGAGAGAGGCAGTATTCAAAAGAGATAACTGGACATGCAGATTTTGTGGACAAAGGGGAGGAACACTCCATGCAGACCACATCAAACCATTCTCACTCTTTCCTGAACTTAGATTTGCACTAGATAATGGAAGAACACTTTGTGAAGATTGTCATAAAAAAACTAAAACTTGGGGAAGACCTAAAAAATAAATAATATGAATACAAAAAATGTAAGGGGGTACAAAAATGAATGAAATATTATCAAAAACATCAAAACTTTTAGAAAAAGAAGAAAAGGCAGGAGAAACTAATGGTCGTGCATGGGTAAGATATGTCTTGACTTTTGATGGTTTAACTGGAAGCACTTTTGATGCAGAATTAGTTAAAGAAGTAAAAGCTGGAGAAACTTACAAAGTAACTTTCAAAAAATCTGGAGTTTATAATAACATAGTAGACTTAGAAAAAGTAGAAAGTAAACCTGAAATCAAACCTGCTAATGAAGTAAAACCATCTGATTTTTTAAAAGAAACTATTGATTCAAATGTTTGGCTTGAAAAAGATAAAAGAATTGTAAGACAAAATTGTAATCAAAGAGCAATAGAACTTGCAGAACTTATGGTTAAAGCAGATTACGAGAATTTACAAGCACTTATAAAAGATAGTGGAAGTTTAATTAAAGTAATTGACAAATTGGCTAAACACTTTGAAGAAATTGTTTATAGAGACTACAAAGATTAATTTATTTTTTTATTTTTTTATTTGAGTTATATAAAATATATAGGAGAAAACATGATTACAAAATTTGAGATACTACAACCATTTGAATGCCAAAAAATAGTCTATTTCCAGGTAGTTGGAAGTAAATTAAATACCCATGATATAAGAATAATAATAGAAAATGGAACAGCATTATTTAAGAACTCAAGTTGTACTTGCATTCATGGAAGTTTTTATTCACAGACTAGAGAAAACTTAAAAAATGGTAAGATTTGTAAACATTTACAGGAAGTATTAAACTTTTTAGAACGAGAATGTTGGATTGAATCAAGACAAAACTTAGACCTAATTAACAATGGAAAAATTCAATAAAATAGAAGATTTGAAACAGATTAAGTCTGATAAAGAACTAACAAACAAATGTAATGAAATAATTGATAGTCTAAGTGATTTTACTAAAAACGAGAAGTTTAGAATACTTACTACTCTTTATGATAGTTTTATGGATATATGTAAACAAGAAGGAATAAATTTCATTGAGGTAAATAATGGAAAAAATAATTAAAAAAATTTTAAAAAGTCCTTGTTTTATTATAATTTATAAAGATAAAGGAAAATATAGAATTTACTATAAACATACAAAAGAAGAGAAAAAGGAAATAAAATCAATAATATTAGGAACGTTAGAAAATGGAAAAAACTAAAGAAAAATCAAAAAGTATTGTAGTCAAGGAGTCTACTTGGTTAAAAATCCAAAGTTTTCTGCATCATAATGGAATTAGTAATACTGATGAATTAATAAAAAAAGCATTAGAATCTTACGAAAAGGAAGTTAAACATGAATAAAAATATAAGTTGTTTAAATTGTCAGCATTCATATAGAAACAAAGAAGGTATACTTACTTGTATGAAACACCATATAACTTCAGTAACTACCTCTTATGATTGTAATGATTATGAAGTATTTATTAAAAATAAAGAAGATTTAATTCAAGTATTAAAAACTGAAATTTATAAGGTAAAATGATAAAACGAATACAGATTGAAGTAGATTCAACCGAAGAAAATAGTAAGATAGAATCTTATTTAAGAAAATGGATAGTAGAGAACTTTCAAAAAAATCCAGAAGAACAAATAAAATCTAAAGCAAGAAATATAGCAAATAACAAGATTAAAATTCCAATTGGACAAATTTGTGAATGGTGTAAAAAAAGATTGGCAACAGAAAAACATCATGAAGATTATTCTAAGCCATTAGAAGTTATGTATTTATGTAGTAGGTGTAATAGACATGGTTAATAAATTAAATCAAGAAAGAGAGAAAAGAAGAGTATTGAACCAATTAAGATACCAAAGTCTTTCAGGAAGTCGTATGAACTCTTTTAATTATTATGGTTCTGAAAGTGAAAATCACATAAGACTTAAATTTGAAACTTTCCTTAGATTAAGAAAATTAGGATATGACTGTTGGTGTGAACCTATATTCAAATGTGGTATAAGAATGGATATTCTTGCATGGAAAGATGGAAAATTTAAAGATTTAGAGATACTTTCTTCTGAAACAATAGAACAATTAAATGAAAAGATTAAAAAATATCCAAATATTGAAATCGTAAAAATTAAGAGTATAAATGATTTAGACTACTTAGAATGACATATCAATTAACTAGTTATATTGCATTTCAAGAAGTATTATGTAATCTAGGAGAAAGACAAAAATTAGTTCTCAAAGCAATTAAACATTTACAACCATGTTCAAATTTAGAGATAAGCAAATTCTTAGGATTACCGATTAATACGATTACACCCCGTTGTCAAGAATTGAGGAAAAAGAATCTTGTTATTTATTACAAAAGAGATATATGTAAATATACAAAAAGATTAGTAATCTATTGGAAAATACCTGAATGGATAAAAGATGTGATGACATGAAAACATTAACTCAAGATGGATTTAAAGTAATTAATTTAGATAGTAATTTTGATGGTTATTTAACTGAAGTAGATGATGGAGTTTTTATTTCTGCAATTGAATCTAAAAATAAAGGAAAAGGAGATTTTTCAAGATTAGTTAAACAACTTAAAGAAAAGTATAAATTTATTAAGATACCTACTCCTTCAAATACTATGAGAGAAATAGCAAAACATTTAGGTTTTACTGAAAAAGAAGAATATTTTAATGAACCTTTTAATGAAGTAGGTAAAGTTATGTTTTGGAGTAAATAACATGGAAAAAAAGTCATTAATAATAACAATACTTGAAAAGACACCGAGTATAGATGGAGCTTATTGGCATAGAGGTAATGTTAAAATATTAAAGAATGAATATCGTGATTTAAGAGAAAGAATACAAAAAATAGTTTCAGATAAAAATTTTAAATTTGATAAAGAAACTAAGTTAAAAGTTCAAATTGCAGTTAGTGGACACTGGATTACTAAAAAGAATACCATATATAAATCTGATTTAGCTAATAAAGAAAAATTCTTAATTGATAGCATTTTTCCAATATTAAATATAGATGACAGACAAATATGGGATTTGCATCTTTCTAAAATAGATAGTAAAAATGATTTTACAGTAATTGAAATAGAGGAATTAATATGAATCAAGGACTAAAATGCTTCGGCAAACTAGAAAACTAAAAGAATAATGTGAGTGCAAACTCTCTCTTTTCACAAATCTTTTTTAGGGGCAGTTAGAATGTTGCTAGGTCTTCTAACAAATAGTCCCTAGTCCTTGATATACTTGATTATACTAAATAGAAAAATATATAAACCTATATAACTTATATAAAATAGGTAGGTAACAATTAAAATGTCCAAAACATAGTTATCTTACCTTTCTAGAAAAATATTAAAAAAAAATAATAAAAAAACTATTTACTTCTTTATTTCGAACTTTCTGTCTACTTTCTCAACAGATTTAATACTTACATCTTCATTATCTTCAACAGTTGAAGTAACTAAAACATATAGTATCTCATTATCTACCTCATCAGTATCTTTTTCAAGATAGTCAATTCTGTAAAGTAATTGAGTTTCGAAATTTCCTTTATCTCCTTCTTTGCAAGTAACTGCATAATTATATGAATCTTTTGGTTCTCCATCATTATCTACTCCAACCTCAAAGAGTTCATAGTCATTATATCCTAGTCCAGTAATCTCTTTTACAGCTTGTCTTAATCTTTTATATTCAACTCCACTTCTAGTTTCACTTAAATAATCCTGAGCTAATGTAGAATCCTCACCCTCAAAATTTTTAAAGCAAACTTTACAGTTATTTTTAAGTTCACAAAGTCTGTCAGAACTACTAGAATCTGTATTTGTAACAGATTCAGTTTCTGTAATTATAGGAGCTGGTATCTTTGAAGCTACAGCAGTTGCAAGAGCATCTATATCTATTTCTGGTGCAGGTGGAGCTGAAGGAACAACTATTTGACTTGCTATATCTTTTGCACTTGCAGGATCAGGTTGATTAAAAGCAACCCCTAGAGTTCCTAAACCAATTACTAAACAAGCAATCAAAAGAACTAATAGCCATGTATTTCCTTTTTCCATTTCATTCCCTCCCTTTTGTTTGCCTATTGGCTTTACTATGATTATATTCAACTATACAAATATAAGAATACATTTTCATGTTAGTTTCAAAAGTTTAGTTCTTTTTAAGATATTTAATTTCAACGAAATTCTTAACGAAATATGCTAAGAAACCCATTAAGGGTGCAGCATAAGAACTCCATTCCTCTGGAAGTATTTGAGTCCAATTATCAACAAATAGGATTAGTGCTGGTATTCCTACAACGATAACTAGGTTCTTTAGAGACTTCCAAAGACCAATCGAAACTTTATAGTTTACAGTTTTGTCTACCATATAAAAACATAGACTTTAATCCTTTTAAATGTTTCTAATAATTTAATATTACACAATTTATAAGTAACAAAATATATAAAATATAATATATTATAGATTGTATGCCAAGACATAAAAAAGATAATCTAGCTAGCAAAGTAATGAAATTTAATCTTCCTAAAGATGAGTTCGGAGAATATTTGCCAATGTGTTCATTCAATACACATAGAGGAATAGTTCTAAGAGAGTTTGTTTGTTTACAAAGAAATTGCGATTATTATAGAAGATTATACATAGATGGTATCGGTAGAGTAGATGAACCAAGAAATGATAATTCTACTTGTTATTAATTAAGAATGAAAGTATAGTAAAAAATAAATCCTAATCCAGTACATAGAATTCCGCCAAAGGTTGCTGTTAATCGATAATAAAATTTATATCCTTTAATTAATTCTAAAGTTTTAACTTGATTTTCAAAAAGACAAACTATTTGGTCTTTCTGTTTCATCTGTTTAAATTCTTCTAATCCAATACAAAGACTATTGTTGATTCCATTAACCATATTATTTATTATATATTTTAGTTTATATAGTTTTTTACACAATTTAAGTTTTATAAAGTAAGCAACAACTATCGATTAAACTTGATGCTGAATTTAATACTATTTTTATTTTAAGATTTTGTCCTGGGGGAGATAATGTATATTTAGTATTTAAAGGAATTGATGATGTGCCTCCTGGTTGATAAGTAATTCCATTATCTGTACTTACTTGATAAATAGTTCCATCAGTATTAGTAGCAGAATAAAGAAGACTATAAGGACCAGAACCTTTGGCTCTTATTTCACAATAAGTAACATTTTCTGATAAGGCATTTACTTCACTATTCCATTCTCCAGTTGATTCTCCAGACTTTAATTTAAGAACTCCATTAACTATTTCTGTTTTATTGCCAACATGTGTTCCTGAATCTGTATTAAAATCAAAGAACCAAGAGTACCTCATTTCGTTAGGATTAGTCTTATCAATTGCTTGAGTTTCAAAAGTAATACGCTTTTTAAGTATTTTAGGAATTGTACTTATTTCTTTTTGTACTGTAAGTATTGTCATAGGAGGATTGTCGTTATCAAATTTATGAGTAAATTTCTGAATTGTATAAAAAGCAGGATTTAATCCATTAAGAGGATCTGAAATTCTTACTTTCTCTCCAGGACTAATTGTAGGTAATCCAATCGAAGTAACCTCTCCTACGATTGGAGGGTCTTTAGATATACTTAATTCATAAAGTGCTCTTGCTTGAGCTTGTGCTACTGTTATTATATTAGAATCATTAATTATCAATTCTTTTACATCATAAGAAGCTATTGAACTAGAATCTTCTTCTGTCCAAAGAATCTGTTGTTCTTCGACTACCGAACCATAAACAATTACTCTATTTTTTACTGTAGATAAGTCTGGTGCAAATTCTCCAGTTTCAACTAAATTATATTCATGAACTACGGCATCTGTTGTATTTTCTCTAGAACCACTTACAAAATAATTAAAATCAAAAGAACTATCTATATAACAATCATAACCACTTCGATTACATAATTCTAAAACACACTCCCAAAAAGGTTTTTGATACCAATTTACTGTTATACTTTCATCAGTAGACTCAGTTGTATCTATATTTGTTTGAGTAATATAACTTGCATAAGTTGTTAAAATATAAGAAAGAATCTCATGAGTATAATTAGTAGTAGAATAAGTAACTGTAATTCCCATTACCCTAGAACCTGTAGAACGACCAGATACTCTTAAATTTTCATTTTGATTACTTACTTTTTCAATAAGTCCAACAAATTTAAGTGTAGAAGGAGTAGCATTATAGTCATAATAAACTTTAATCTTATCATAAAGACTTATTA